GAGATTCATGAGCGTCTCGTGGGCTCGGAGATGTGTATAAGAGACAGATATTATTCTTATATTTGCAATGTGATAAGAAATTAATTCATTTATAAACATTTTTAATATAGACGTTATGAAAAAGAATGAAAACAAGGTTGCTAACCTTATCGGTAACAAAGTTGCTCAACAATTAGAAGGAATTAAGGATGCTACATCCAAGTCTAAAACTACTAAGGCCCAGGGAACTAAAAAGACTAAGGCTCAATTGGTAGAAGAATCCCAGGAAGCTGCCAAGAAATTTGCAGGTGCCAAATTGGTTCAGGTTACTCCGGAAGAACCCAAACCAACAAAGAAAACCTCTAAAAAAGCAGAGGTAGTAAAAGATGTTGAAAAACAACAGAAACCCTCCATCATCGAAAAGGTAATCTCCAACCGGGAAGTAAAATACGTATACCCAGAGGATATAACCGATACTCTGGCCCGGAAGAAATGGAGACAACAAACTCGCAATGAACTTCACAGACTCGAACGGGAAATGTTCCGTATCAAGGACCAAAACTCCAAAGAATACAAAAAAGCTGCCAAGGCATACGAGGACTTCAAGAATAAAGTTCTCAAGCCAGAACAAGTTGCTTGATTTTACCTCTTAGGGAAGGTACCCAACACCAGAGTACCTTCCTCATTGTATTAACCTTCTAAAGGTATAAAAATGGATTACACTATATTCTCCGCAAAGGAGATGTTAAAGCAAGACAAGGAGTTGGTGGAGTTGCATAAGAAATGCGTTAAAACCTACTTAGTTCAACGTTCACTTAAACATAGGAAGATTAAGAAGTTCTTTATTGTATACGACTGGTATATTAACACCAGTAACATAAGAAACTTCTTCTTCAGGCCTGTATCTATATTTGTGCAGGCATTACTCTTGGGACAATTAGACGAAATATCAGATTATGTAAATAAAGACGGTTATGGTAAGAAACATAAGAAAAGACGAAATAGAAAAAGTTGAGGTAGTTTATATCAAAGGTAAATATTCCTATAAAACCCAGTACAATGTAATTAGTGGGAAGAAGCATAATATACTCTATGCAGGACCAGTTAATGATTTACAACCTGCACTAGAGAATATTATGATGTTGGTTAGGATTCCAACCCGAAGAATATGCACCGAGTCTAGAAAGACATTAAAAAGGCTTGAGGAAAAGGCAACTAACCTAAATAACTTCAAGGACCAAGGTATAACCCATATAATTATCTATGTATGTTCACAAATATAGTCAAAGACCTATACATAGGCAAATCGAAACTAAATATCCGATTTCAGAATCAAATTATAGAGCCTGAAACCATAGTAGATAGTTTGGGTGTACCTTATCCTAAATTAAAGGAATACCCTACCTTTCCGGACTATGCAATAATAGGCAACTTTGATGGCAAGGATATTTTTAACATTCAAGTGGGAGAAAACCCTCACATGTTATTAATCACAGGAATCCCCAAAGGTGCCAAGACTTTAGATTGGTACAGGGTAAAGGAAGCAATCTGGTCCTCCTATTATGAGGATAATTATCGAGGATATTTATTCCAGGTCCAGGATGCAACCAAGAAAGTAACACTAAAGGCTTATCCTTTAGAAACAATTAAAGAGTAAATATATGGAAGCAATAGATTACGTAAAGTTATTTAAACTCGACCAAGAGAATTACGACTTCAAAAGGGAAGAGTTTATTTCCGAATTGGGTAAAGAGTTTCTAGATTATTGCCAAACTACTACCATTGGCATTAACCCTAAGACTCATAAGTTATATTATTATCGGTTCAAGGAAATCATTAAGAATTTCGAAAGTAAATTCTGGGCAATATCCAAGCTTAAAGTAGGTGAAGGATTTACACAGAACCTATGGAATGCTTTCTTTGCTACTCAGGTAGTACCTTTAAGAGCAAAGATGTTCCCAGATATCCAACAGTTCATTGAAAAAAGGAAGAAGGAATACCTCAATGAACAAGACAAAAAACAATCTACCTATAAAAAGGGAAGTCATGGCAAAGGAAATCCTAGACCTTCACGGCAATAAATTTATTGCCAAGGATTGGAAACTTTGCCTTAGTATTCCGATAGGCAAATGTGATAAATTAATTTTCACCAGGGATTATGTCTCTGGTGATTCTTTTAATTTGGCAGTGAAAAAGAAAACCTATAAGGCATATTTCTATAACCTTAGTATTAATTGCTATGTATGTTATAAGTTAGAGCTAATAGGATATGATGAATCTAAAGATATAAGAAAGGCTTATTTATATGGCAAAAGAAGATAAGATAACAAGATTCCCTCGTCCTATGGGTACTACTGCAATGGCTTTAGAATACCAGAAGACACATGAAGAGGAAGCATTGATTAAGGTACAGAATTACCTTATTAATCAATGGTTAATGGGTAATGGGGTTTTATGTGGAGTAACATATGATATCAATTCATTCTCTAATAGGTTAGGGATTGATATAGAATATGTACGAGTATTCATGAGAGACAGATTATTGTCTTCTAGAATATGGGATAAAGATAAACAAGAAGAATTACTTAACGCGTTATTGGGAGAACAACTAGCATGGGCATTAGAGGATAGAATGGAGATATCTCACCAGTTGCAAATCTTAAGAGATTCCCAAGGAGGTAAATATACTCCTTTCATTTCGTCCGAGGTTAATAAGACATTGAAGCTTAAGTTGGAATCTTCTACATCATTACAATCAATCATTCGTAATCTTACTGGAGGCAATACAACTAATATCTTCAATCAGTTCAATCAACAGAATAATCTCAATGCTGAGAATACTATCTCGATAGAGGAAGCAAGAACTATCGTATTAGAATCTCAAAAGGTACTTACTAAAACTGAAGAAGCAAAACTCTTAGAGGACAAATATGATATCAATTCATTGCCTGAAGTAGTTGCAACTAAGCAAGAGGGAGTAGATACGTCCAAGGAGGGCCTTAATCTTAATAAGAAAGAACTCAATCAAATCACAGATAACTATAAGGCTGCTATGGAAATATCCTCTAAAGAACACCATGAATTGCGTAGGGAGATTGAAATGAGGATTGATACCGATTCTTATGACCCAGAGATGGATAGGTACTTAGAGGATGATGAAATACTAGAAGCAGAAGAAGATACATCCCTTGCTGCATCATTCCTAAACAAAAGAAAATAACTTAGAGGCTACCTATTAATGGTGGCCTCAGTTGTGTATATACGGATTTGCATATTAAATTTAAAAGTATTATATTTGCATATCAATTTTAAAAATAGACAAATATATGGAAACATTAGACCCCGAATGTAAAAAGACCAAGATTAAGAACATCAATCAAGGTACTTACTTTAAACTTAAACCCACTACTACTGCACCAGTATGGGTAAGAGGAGAATATGAACGCTCATTAGGCAAATATTCTTGCTTTAAATTCGATGATACCAACCATGAGAAATTCATGAAAGGTTCTCAGGACGTATATATTAACTTTACATTTTAACACATGTTCAACTTATTCAGAAAGAAAAAGAAAATCAGAGTAATTAAAAGCCGCAGACTTATTACTCTACAAAAGTTAGAAGGTATGGAAGATACCTTTAACATTGCCATGCACTTTGAGTTAGAAGATTTTCATTCAAGAGTTCAAACGATACTCAATGAACTTCATATATATGATGACCGGGTATATGTTAATGCGTACAAAGAATACCAAGACCATTACAAGGTATATGATAGAGTACCAGACTTATTGCTCTATAAAATACCAGTATTATTTGCTAATTCATACCCGGGAATTGAGGCACAGACAGATAAAGACTTTGCTTACCAATTCTACATTCCAGATATGTCTTACTATGAGGCTCTACCAAAAGAGTTTAGATTGAATGAGGAGATTGAGGATAATTTTAAATCTATGTATTCAAAGGTATATCCATATTTACCAGATAGTAAGGTATCAGTAAATGAATACGTAGATATTATCCGGTTTAATTATTGCAAGAACTGGGATGTACTTTGGAATAATCCTCAATCAATCGGAAACTACTTTGATGAATGTATGGATATCATTATGTCATTTGTAGATGAAGATTGCCTGGTAGTAGTAAGTAATATCCTTGAAAGATGTGCTGAAGAACTCAAAGAGAAATTACGAACCCTTAAAAATAACAAAGATGAACAAGTTTAGATTCAAGGTATCTACCATGTTAGAACAGGTAGAGGACGATTACATTAAATTCGTGGGAGATAACTATGGTGTAAACCGAGATGAGTTCCTTAAAGACTTCAAGGCCAAACTTAATCTTGAAAGTCATCATGTATCTACAGTACATGCAGAATTACTTGAATACGAACCAAATCGTATCATCATTCAGACCTCTAAGTATAATACCATATCAAAGGAATACAAAGACCATTACCTTTGGGTATTTACTAATAAGGGAGACAGAAAGTACGATTGGGACTTAAACAGATTCCGGGCTCTACCCCAGTAATTATTAAATAGTTTATTAATTCTTTTGCAGATATAAATATATTTCTTATATTTGTAATGAATTAATAAACTATTAAAATTTTATAACCATGCAAACCAAGTATTACTTAACCTTCGAACAAGTTGGAATCATTAGACGTATTCCACTTAAGGAACAGGACCCCGATATACAGGGAATCCTAGATGCTTTTATCCAAGCCTTCAGAATTACCAATGAACTGGACGATGATGATACCGTTAATACGGTAGACCTAATCAATGCTCTTAACCATATCGATGACATTTACATTGATACAGTGGAGATTTACGAAGACGGATTCGAAATGATTGAACAAGCCATACCATTGGGAGATGCTAGCAAATGCGTAAGCAATCTCTTACAGATTGTTCAATACAATGATGCCTTTGATTTAGCTGCTAATAATCTTGCCCTTGAAATAAAGAACAGCGTGAGATTCCATTGGAGACAACTTAACCCAGGTTCTTCAACTCCTGAACCTGAGTTCATAAATCAATTCTACAAAGAAGTCATTAACCGTTTAAAAACAAAAATATAATGCTAAAAATCGTATTTACCTCAGAAGACAATGAGAACTCTATGTTTGGCATAGAAGAATTCCCTATCTCAACAGAATATGCCTCACAATTAATGAGAGGCGATATGACCATAGAAAGATTCCTGGATGATAACTTAAATGCTCCGGACGATATCTCTCGACTCAAAGGCCTATTACTTGAAGGTAATACAATTGACCACGTTACAGTAGCAATCAAATTTGAATCAGGTGCTGACATCAAAGAGGCAATTCAAAAACATTTAGCCAATGATATATGGGAATCCATATATGATACCTTGGTCAGTTCCAAGGATTCAATAACCCCGGAGACTATTGAAATGCTTCATTCTAACATTGATGCTTTCTACAAACAAGAAGTTACCCGGGAAGTAAAACCATTCAAAAAGAAGAAACCCTCTTATCAGAGTTAACAAACCAAATCAATTAAAAGGCAGTCAATCCAACTGCCTTTTCTTGTATGTAGAACCTCAGCTATTTAAAAATAATTGCATGAATAAAGTAATATTTAAAATAAAATGCTTATATTTGTAGTGTAATAATTAAACAATAAAAATATGAAAACAACAACATCTAAATCCTCTATCCAGAACTTGGACGAGGTACTTAAAAGATTCCTTGCTAACAAAAACACTTTCTCTCTTACAGATGAGGAAAACGAGAACCTAAAAGATATCTTATTTGAACTGCTCAGTAAGATATACGATAACTATCAATTGGCCTGCATTGATATCAATCAAATCTGGGTATACGAAACTTGCTATTATACATTTACATTTGAAAGCCTGGTTACAGTAGACCGACCAAGAGAAAACATCATTGCCGATGGCTGCATACGATTTATGCAAAATTTTACCGATGGTGACGGTATCTTTATCTCATTCACCAAGCTGGATAAAAATCATTGGGTTTACCAACTTAACTTCAGAATATCATGAACGAAGAAGAATTAAAATCTCTGGCCTTACAGTTACATAAGGCACAGATACAAGAATATCCCTGGGTCTCAGCAGACCCAGAGGATGCTGAATCCTATATTAGGACTTACGGAGATACTAACGTACACTTGTACTACGATTATTTACTTGCTAACGGAATAGGAGAAGTAACGGAATAGGAGAAGTAGAATTATGAAAATCAGAGCTATCTTAGAAACAGAAACAATGGACCCTGACTTCAGGGAACCATTCTTAAATGGTATGCCATTTGACATTACAGAATCAACGTTTGATAGAATTGTACGCTATGCTTCAGGATGTACCGATGTTCAACAACCAGATGTAATTGCCATGGTTATTCAACATTCTTTGGATAACCGTAAAGAGTTATCAGAATTACTTGACACATGTAATCATACTACACAAATGAGAGTACTCATACCAGTACCAATCTCTTCAATTACCTTTATCAATCAGTACCAAAATACTCTTAAAAAGGCATTAAAGGAGAGAATCAAAGGAACACTGGATGGCCTATCAAAAGAACAACGTGCAGAACTCCTTAATGAGGTACTTAATGAAACTTTAAATGAGGGTTCCCTTAACGACGATTAACCAGTTGTTTTCATATCTATCCCAGAGGCAGGACTCTAACCTAACTAAGAGCCTGTCTCTACCTCAGTTATATTTGCATATATTATTTATTATTCTTATCTTTGTAGTGAGAAATAAAAATATATTTATTCATTTTAAAATAGACAACAACATGGTTAATCTTTACAAACTCACCAACTTACTTGAATCGGGGATGACAATATTCCAGCTCAATCAATGGAAAAACGAAGGTATCTGGTATCCAATTACCCAATACAAAAAGGAATCAAACGAAATCGAGGTAGTCACCAACGTATTTACTCCTCTATCTGAGGAAAATCCAAGATTCCATATTCAACTATCAGCTAACTATGATATAGAAAAAGCCGAATGGAATCAATTTCTAGAGGATAACCAATGGAAACTTTATCCATTGCTCAGGAATATACTTAATGTATTCTTACCACCACATGAACCCGGGTACCGTATCTTATATACATTATACCCTGAAGGTTTCTTATCAGTAATTGCCGAACCATTAAAATCAGAGGAGGCCTAACTATGTCACAATCAAAAACTTATCTTAAATTTAAAGAGACACGTTCCCAAGAGGACCTTGAAACTCTTAACTCATATCTCAAACGTTTATCAGAAATATCCGATATACTCAATGGAGACGAGGACTTGGATAATGAAACCGAAAACAAACTATATGACGAGGATGAGGACCTTACAGATAAAACAGTCCGGCTAATATTCGGAGACGTATTTTTCGTATTTGCCGGGGAATATAACCTTGACGGGTACGATTCCTGGGAGGATACTATCGAGGACCTAATCGAGGACTTATGTACAACCTATCAGGAATTACATGAAGCCTAATATTATACTTATCTTAGTCATGGGAGGAATTATCCTAATAATGGGTGCATCCTCCCATCCTACTAGTAAAGAACCTTTAACTTATGAGAATACTCATTGCTTAATATTAATAATATGCTAGAACAGTCTAAATTCTTAGTATCCTTCGATTGTCAAAACGAAAAATTCTGTGAGGAACTTATAATCACTTACAGAACTGAAGAACTAAGGCCATATCTAATATTCCCAAGGGTAAAACTAAATCCCAACCACCTTCATGTATATCATACCAAAAGAATAATCTCAGAACTTATAGGTATGCCATACTCTTCCATCGAAATAGTTGACCTTATAAGGCTTCAGTAAGTAATCAAGGTTATTGCATATTTAAAATATTATTCTTATATTTGCATAAACATTTAAAAATAGACGTTATGAATGAAGAAAGTAAATTAATCGAATTATTTAAAAAATACCCCGGAATTGCTGCACGCATACGGAGGTCATTTGCTTATCACTACGACCAAATCCAACGGGAAATCGAATCCGAGGTTGCTACCATTAACAAGGACGATGCTGCAACCATTATCGATTATACTACCGAATACATGGAGGAATCCATGAATTGGCCTGACCCTGATAACCAGACCAACTTTAACAATCAACTCGCTTAACATTAACTAGGAGGGCTCACTACCCTCCATAAAACTTATAACATTATGACAACATTAAATTCAACATCAATCCTTGCATCAATCATTGCACAAAATCCATTTCACATTATCTCTATCCAAGGCCAAATGCCTATGTCACATGCTCAAAATACCTATGACTTCGAAATTGCCGAAGATGACCCACATTATAATGACATGGTAAACTACTCTGCCGATATGCTTTGGGTATATACTTATGCCGATAAGGAATCCCTGGAACTTGACCTAATGGAAATCCTCAATCAAATGGACTTGCTCAGAGGCTGCGATGACCAATACTTCGATTATAACGTAGACGAGGTAGACATGGTACTCTATGGTGCAACCATTATCCAAGAACAGGAAAAATACAAACCACTTATCATGGAAAAATTCCAATACTACAAGGATAACTTCGATGAGGAAGAACATGCCGAGGAAATCGACTATTATCTTAACTTCCTCGAAGAACCAGAAACTCTTTACATTTTCACCGAAAATATTATCAGTCTTTTCAAATCCTTTATCAAATGAGAACTAAACTTATAATCCTAACGTCAATTGCCATGGCTCTAGTAGTCATGGCTTTCCCTACCAATAAATTCCAACCTAAAACGGTATGGGAACACTACTGCAAGTATACATTGGGAATACATCCATCCCAAGCTACCGAGGAACAATACGATTACTTCCTTGACTGCTGGTCAGGAGATGACGAATATACTTATCTCTATGACTACTACGAGAACAAATACCCAGAGTATAACCAAGAACTAAAACATTACGGAAAATGAAACTAAAAATCACAACCTTAATAATCATAGAGGGTAACCAAGTAGAAAACATATACCATTCACTAGAAGATAATCAAGACAAGGCTTATCAGGACCTTATAAACCAAGTAAATGCTACCTATGGCGATGGAGGAGTATTACAATTCAAAAACATAAAAGGTATAAAGAATTACTTCGACTCCGTAACCATAGAAACCCAAGAGCTTACACCAATTGGATTCAAAAATACCCTACTAAACAGAGAAACAAAATGAAAAAGAAAACCAAGAACCAAGTATACATACCTCACCAGGATAAATGGAATGAACATTTTCCTACTCCAGGTAAACCAAACCCCAATTACTACACAGACTCAGGTGCAATCTTCAACAAGCACCTACGTACCCAAAACAAATTAAAACAGAAAAGGAAATGAAAACCCTACTACTAATCCCAGTAATCCTATATACCTGGTTATCATTAACCCACAGGGATAAGATATACCATCAAATACCAAACCCCACCAACAAACAAAAATACATATACTTAATCCTACAAGGCCTACAGATAATCCTATTAATCCTATTAGAAACCTTAATCCTAAGATACCTCTAACCCAAACAAAAACAAATACATAATAAATAAAGAAAGCCCAGTATAAACAAAATCATACTGGGCCTAACTATGTTACATAACTAAGATACAAATACCCCAATATCACCAATCATATAATACTAATCAATATACATATAACTAATTTGAAGGCCTTCCGGGGGTGTTGGGATTAAGGCAAACTTCTAGGCCTAGCCTACCTCCTACTATACAACACCACTACTCTATAGCTATCTAACACATATGTCTCATAGCCTTTGGTCATTATGACCCATTGCCTAAAAGGCCCACAACTAAGGCCCATTTAGGTACCTAAATCCCCTTAATCCTAGACCCCTAATGGCCCTTTATATTAGTATATATTATATAGATATTGGTTAGGATTAGGCAATAGGATTTGGGGATTAGGCATTAAAATATACCATTCATGGCCTTCAAATTTATTGGGATTATATTAAAAATGTAGGCTGTTAGGGGTACCTAAAACTAGTAAGTATGTTATTAATGGCCCTTATATTTAGATGTATTATTACTAATAATGGCTAGAAGAGATATAGATTATGTAACTCTTTGATTATTAATAAGTTATAGAGCTATAAGACATTATCCATTAAGGGCCTCAGTAGGATTTGCATATTTAAATAAAAATGTCTATATTTGCAGTATAAACAATTAAAAATATATAGATATGAAAACAATTCAATTTAATGCAAACCAAATCCTCAACCGTAATCACCAACCTATTACCCATAATGGGGTAATCATTATGGCTTCTAACATGGTAATCATTTCTACTGGCCATGACGATTCCATTATCTCAGACCCAGAAGGATACCAAGAATATATCATTCCTATCCTAGAAGCCATTCAAAAGACTTCTATTAAGGTATACCGGTTATATCTTGCTTCGATTACTTCTACCGTTACCGATTATAAAGGCACTCATACCTGGGTCTTCACTACAGGTACTACCTATTCCGATGCCGATATCGAATATATCCAGGCTGCCCTATACAATGTATTCTGCGAGAACAATGACCAATGCGAACCAATCGTAAACTACGTTAACAATACATTTATCATTACCGACATTTATTCATGCTAAAAACCCTACAACTATGGCAACAACTAAAAACAACTGGAGTACAGACCGTATAACTAATATGGTCATCTCAAACCTTATTAACCATGACCAAGAGTATCCTTGGCACTTACTTATCATTTACTCATCCTTAGAGCAATTCGAGCAAGTCTTACCCAAACTTATTACCTCTCAAAACAAGGTAATTAACATAATCATCATGCAGGACGATTGCTCAATCGAGTTTAATACCGATACTATAGACCAGGAGCCTAACCTAACATTCATTGCCGATGACATAACCTTTAAGGTATACTCCAAAGCCTAACCTTCGCTAACTATGTTACACCCTATAAGCCCAGCCTATCTTAGGTACTGGGCTTTTCTTATGTAGCCTAACTCTAGGCCATCATGGGACTTGCTAAGGCTTACCATAGGCCTAACTATAGACTCATAGGCCTTAGTTCTTTAGGACTCCATACATGGCCCAGGGCATTGGTATAAAAGCCTGCTAGTCACCTAATGGCCTTATATGATATAATATACAGATAATACCTACCGGACTGTATGGGGCCTTCTTTTTTCTAAAGTGGTCCTATACCAACCCCTTCCATATATCCATCAATATACCTATCATATTACCTCCAAACCATGCCTCCAATCCAAACCCCTAAAACCTACTTGCAAATTTTTCATACGAAATTATTAAAAATAATTCTTTAAAAATTTCTCGAAAATTTTTCTATAAATGTTTTGCAGATACAAATAAAATGTTTATCTTTGTAGTGTTGAAAAAGCAAAGAGATATTTAAAATTTTGATTAACTATTTTTAAAGAAAAAATTCTCTGAAAATTTTGCTAATTAAAATATAAGTTGTATCTTTGTAATGTAATCAAAAAGCGATGTTTGACATACTGAAACACTTAAATAATTCCTTTTCTCTTTTTCTTATAAATCATTTAGTTTTATAGAGAAAAGGATATAATAAAATAAACTTAAAAACTAAATGTATTTTATTATGGAAGAATTAAAGAATGTAGTAACAGAAAACAAAGAAGTGAAAGTAAACAAAGTTAGTGCTAATAAAGCGAAAGCAACTGCAAAAGTAAATAGTACTATAAAACTTTCAGTTGATAGTATTTTTAAAAGTCTAAATGAAAAAACAAACGGACTTTTAAAAACTTCTTTAGGGAAAAAAACAGAAATTTATGTTGAATCCCTGTTTGCAGAATTGAACGAAAAGCAAAAGAAAGCGTATCGAAAAAAATTAAGAAATACAACTTTTTCTTTGCTTGATTCGATTTGCAAAGCAAAAGAAGAAAAGAAACAAAATGAACTAAAAACACTTGTTTCTGCATTCAAAGAATTTTATAAAGAAGTTTATAAAGTGAATGATTTTTCTTTTTCTTCGATTGCAAGCGAAAATACAAAGGACACAAAAAAAGAAGTTCTTACAAAAGGTTTGAATATTGTTAAGAATTTCAAGTAATTAAATGATATGCTATTAAATGTATTTTTATTTGTTGGTGTAATTTGGGTATCTATTCAAATCATAAGAGATATAAAAGATTTTTTAAAGAACTTATAAACTAAATAAAAAGTAAGGGAAAGCAAATAAAAATGTTTGTCCCTTACTTTTTATTTTTGAATGTTAAATTTAACGTAACCGTTAGCCCCTTTTAGTACCAGGAAATTTTAGGCTTTCGTGATAAAGGCATACCAAGACACCACAACCACACATGCACACACAAAGAAGCCAGAGACCTAATATCCCTGGCAACTTATTACAAAATACCCCTAATTAAATCCTTAGTCCTATCCTTCCCAAGAACTCCTCTGACCTTACCACCTTTCTTCTCATAGAAGAAAACATACCATATCTGAAGGTCCCTTAACCACCATCTCTTAACTTCACCATAACCATCAAAATACCTTTCAATATTATTCATATCCAACTGGGTAATCCAAATCTGATACCAAATCCTATTACCCTCTCGGCATTTAAGGATTCTCTTATTGCCCTCATCCTTTATAATTTCAACCTTCACCATAATTAAGGATACAATTTAGGTTCTTCAAATGTAAGAGGAGGGAGCTTTGGTTCTCCCTCCCTTTTAATTCTCTCTAAGTCCTCAAGGGCACACTCTAGTATTTTAATACGTTCAGCATTATATTCTTTAGATATAGGAAACCAGAATGCTGTATGGAACAGGTATTTGTATCCCTTTAACCTTTTCATAGGTACCCTAAAATATATTCTGCCATTTACATCAAGAGTATCATCCTTAATACTTTCGATTATGTGATGGGAATAAATAAAGTATACATGGGTAAGTCCAAATCTTTGTGGGGTAAACCAAGGTTTAATTACTTCTTGCCAAAGTTTCTTATCCTCTTCTATAAAGTCAGCACATAATCCATGAGGTATATTTTGATTCCTTAACCTTTTAGTGATTACCCTTTCGATTAAAGCCTTTACCTGGGGATAATACTCCCTTATCCTATCCTCAATTACCATGTTCTCATAGAGATTATAATCGATTGCAGTGGACGTAGGCTCTTCCATTCTTCTCTAATTTTCTTTCAAACCATTGGCAGGTAATACACTTTGGACTTCCTACCATTATCTGTACTTCTCCCCTAATTACTGGGCATGGATTGGTAAGCTTCTTTTGCCTACCTACCTTCTTCGTTGTGATTTCTCTGTTCATAATTCTTAAAGTATGTGATTAGTAAATATATCGGAAATAGGGGCATGATTAACCAGATAGTTAGGAAAAAGAACCCCACCCTTTTCATTGGGTGGGATGAGGTAATTACTCTGGTCATAAACCATGCAGGTATAGCACATACGGCATATATAATACCTAAGATTATCCAAGTTGTCATTGCTCAAAGTACTTAGTTACGATTTTGGATATCTTTTTATCTAACTCTACGATTAGTTCACTGAACTCTTTGTCCTTCATATCTTTTATCTTGGCTTCGATAAAATCCAAGTTTCTCTTAATAGAGAAGTAAGCTTTGAAGGCTTGGTAATCCAATTCAGATTTATCTGTTAGAGGTAATACCATACTTGATTTACCATCTAACCTTGTATAGAATCCATCGGGTCCCAGGGTTCTTGATACCTTTACTTTGTTACTCAGTACTGCAAACCCACCTTTCTTATCGATAGATTCTACAATTACCTTCTCCATTAAGGTTTTGCCATCAGAGAAAATGACTTCTTCACCCTCCTTTAGCTTTTTGGTTTCTTTGTTCTTTTTCATATCTTTATTATTAAAATGTTTATGCAAATATACAAAATTATTCTGATTTATTGCAATTATTCATAAGAATTTTTAAATCTGCTGCGGTAAAGGATTTCCGATTAAGTAAGTCGTCTAGTTGTTCTGGAGTTAGGATTATACCATTTGGAGTAAAAAGTTCTCTTAAGTGTGCCGGAATTATTCCCTGGAATCCCCAATTATTATACGAACCAATATACACTTTATCATTTACCATTGCAGCAATATATTTCTTGGTTGAACCTAATGACTCTCTTCTAAAGGTAGCGACTTCTAACCAAATCTTATTTAAGTGAATAGAATAATGCTGAAAATAGGGTGTAACTAAGGGAATCATTTCATAATTAGAATCCTCTATCAAAGTTTTATCTGATTCAAGGACTCTATGCCAAAAAGCACATTGAAAACAAAGTTGTTTTTCCTTCATTAATTGAGGTACTGTTTTGGCTAAATCGTAATCATCCAAATCTAATGGTGAATTACATAGGTGACATGTGAGTTTCTCTTCCATATTATTATAAATTTTATATAAGATAATAGAACTCCTAACTATCATCCAGATAAGGTATACGCAATACTTTCTTTTCTTTAATGAACTTTAAAATATAACGTTATGGATAAGTTAACTAATGAAATGATTGTGGCTCTGGCCAATGATTTAGGACTGGAGCCAGCTCTTTTAAAGGCAGTACAACTGGTTGAAGGAGCAGGTAGAGATGGATTTCTAGTAGATGGTAGACCTCAAATTCTGTTTGAAGGTCACATTATGTACAAAGAAATCAAAAATAAGTTCGGTTTAGACAAGTCAGTAGCTGCTCAAAAGAGTTACCCTACGATTTGTTTCCCAAAATGGGATAAATCGAAGTACTTAGGAGGAGCAAATGAGTACAAAAGACTCGAAATTGCCAAGAAAATCGACGAAGAATGTGCTTTGAAGTCAGCTTCTTGGGGAATGTTTCAGATTATGGGCTTCAATCACCTCTATTGTGGCTGTAAAGACGTCTTCGAATTCGTGAAAAAGATGCAGGAATCTCATGAAAGTCAGTTAAAACTCATGTATTACTACATGAATAATACCAGTTGCTTGAAAAATCTGAAAGAACATGACTGGGCAGGCTTTGCTCGGAAGTATAATGGTCCTGGTTATGCTGAAAATGCTTATGACCAGAAGTTAAAAAACGCTTACGAAAACTTTAAAAACAAGATATAATGAAGGTAATTTACAACAAATTCATCCCATTTAAGGGATACAAGGCAATGAACTTATTCGGAATTGTCTTTGTGAGAAAAGGTGCTAAGTTTGATACCTATGATTACAATCATGAGCACATTCATCTCAAACAAATGCAAGAGATGTTGTGGATATTCTACTACTTATGGTATGCAATCGAGTACCTAATCATCAGGTTCTTTGCTAAGTGGAACAAACAAAGCGAAAGATACCATGATGTAAGCTTCGAAGAGGAAGCCCATAATAATGACCACGACTTGGATTATACCCATATTAGGAAACATTATGCCTGGGTTAAATACGTAAAACTAAGAAGTTACAAGAAATGAATGTATTAGGGATTTCAGCAGGGCAAGGAGCTCTGCTGTTCCCTTTTAGGAAGCACCTATTAGGGAATATAGAACCTCGAGGAGTATTTCATACTCCCGGAGAAGAGCAATGGAAAGCTAATTTTAAGGATGTACCATTCTACAAAGGATACTGTTTACAAGAGTTTGATGAGAAAGTAGATATCATAATCTCTTCCCCAGACTGTGGAGCATCATCAATTATGAGGCTTTCAAAGGTTAAAGAATTGGGCAAACCCAAGGATAACCGGAGTTTAAATCTAGTAATAGAAGGAATTAACTATTACAAGCCTAAGATTTTTCTTATTGAAAACCTGCCTCGTTTACTATCTCTCTTACCCAATGAATACCTTCAGGAAGCCTTTAAAGACTATAAACTTATTTTTCACGAAAGAAGCGTTTCTGACTATGGGAACTCCCAAGTATCAAGGAAACGTTTAGTTATCATTGGAGTACATAAGAAAACCGGTAAGAAATACTTGAATGCTTTTAATGAAGTATTCCAAGTAAAAACTCCAACAATTACTAGAGAATTGCTCTTTGAGTCTCCTTATGGGAGTAATTATAACATTCCAATTGAAAAGACTTTGGCAATGTATGATTATCGAAAGCTTCCTGCAAAGAAGAATCTAACCGTTAGAAAGATTCAGTTATTGTGGAATAGTGACTTCAAGAATGAAAAGAAATGGCCCATAAAGACTGCTAAGATGAGTACTCTCCCAGGAGTGTATCGATTAGAGTTAGATAAAGCTCCTCTAACTTTAAGACCTGCTGATAGACAATTCCGACCCGATGGTTACCCTCTTGGGATTTTAGATTTCAAGGCAATTATGGGATTTCCTAAAGCCTACAAGATTTTCATGGATGAAGGTAATTATCTTTACTGGCTTAACAAGGCAAGGTATACCATAGCTAAAGGGTCGGTTTATGAAATTTCTGTATGGTTCAAGAGATGCCTTAAAAAGGTACCATAATTTCAGTGACCTCCCCCTATATATATATAATGGCTATTAGCCAGGTAAGAAGGTAAGAAGGAAGGAAAGGAATAATTCCAAAATACAATCTGAAAGGATAGGGATTGTTAAGGGAAAGGGAAACAAGCCACAAACCTAACTGATTGATTTTGAATGAATTAGGTAGTACCAAGACTTGGCAAATTGATGCCAAGTACCTGATTTAGAGCTAGTTGACTATATTCGTATGAACCTAAAAATTACAGTGATATGACCAAGAAAATTTTACATCGTTCAGAAATTACACCGAAGAATCTGAAAGCAATCTTTAACATGGTTGCTGCCTTATATAATCGACTCGTTAAGAATCATCGAGGAAGAATTAAAGTTTCCATTACCGAAGATTCTAAGGGTTTGGAGATTAAGTTAAGAATACCGACTCTTGATTTGAGTTCGAGTATGAAAGTATTAATCCATCTTTGCATTGATAAGTTCATCGCCAAAGATAGTTATCTGAAGTTACGAGATGAAGAAGACACTTAAAGACGTAGTGTTCCTTTTGCTACTAGGATTTACTATTTACCTTTGCTTCAGGAATTACAAACTGAATTTATATATCAGTCAACTTCCTGATTCATCGGTCATTGGCATTCCTGATACAATCAAATTGAAAGAGAACTTCAAACCTGTGATACCCTATACACAATTGGTTCAGCCCCAGAGAATTCTTCTCTACGACTTCTATCGAAACAGTAGCAATTCGACTAAACCCCAAGCTTCTGATTCAACAGCGGTTACTTCGAATAGGATTAGTAGAGAAGATTCTTTGGTCCAATTTACCTTGGATAAAAACCAATTGAATCTAAGTTTATTCAACAAAGAAACAAACTCCTATTCAACGAGAATGTTTAACATGGACTTAGGTAAGTATAAGTACAATTGGTATGAAGGTCAATTAACTCAAAAAAGAATTAGAAAACTAACTCTAAGTCCATACGTTTATGGTAAATATAGGGTCTTTAATCAAATGTTAGACATAGGGACAGGCCTTTCAATCAAGACTACTAATTTCAATTATAAACTTGGTATAAATGCTTTTCATTATCCGAAGTTCTTTTCGGGAATAAAAGCTGACTTAGAGTTTTCAGTAACATATAACTTTTGATTATGGCAAAGAAGATTAACATAGAAACTAACACATCTGCTCTCACAAGGGAAGAACTAGCAACACTTGCTAAAGTTAGTAATGATGTTTTTTACTTTAGCCTTTTCACTTATGTGATACACCCTATGAGGGGAAAGGTAAGATTTGAACTTTACCCGTATCAAAAATCGGTTCTGTATAACTTCGTAAAAGAACGTTTCAATATTCTGCTTAAGTTCAGACAGGCAGGTATTACAGAGCTTATTTCTATGTACTGCCTATGGTTGGCAATGTATCATCCTAACAAGAAGATTAACATTATCTCAATCAAGGACACAACAGCAAAGAAGGTACTAAAGAAGATTAAGTTCATGTACAAAAACCTGCCATGGTATTTACAGACACCGATTATTAATGGACGTTCTGGAGAATATGGTTCTGCATCAATGATAGAGTTTGATAATGGCTCATTCATAGAATCTATCCCAACGTCTTCTGAAGCTGGTCGTTCGGAATCTCTATCCTTACTGGTAATTGATGAAGCAGCAGTAGTTAGATGGGCAGCCCAGATTTGGGCAGCCGCTTTCCCTACTCTTTCCACTGGTGGAGCTGCTATCATCAATTCCACTCCTTATGGAGTTGGTAACTTTTACCATTCTACTTGGGTTGATGCTATTGCAGGTGGGAATCCATTTAACCCACTCAGATTGTATTGGCAAATGCACCCAGAACGAGATATTAATTGGTACAATGAAATGTCTTCTGCTTTGGGAACTAAAAGAACTGCACAAGAAATTGATGGTGACTTCTTATCATCTGGAAATACGGTCTTCGACTTAGCTGATATCAAAGCTATCGAAGACTGTCTTAGTGATTATCCAGTTATTAAGAAAAGATTCAATGGTCAATATCGGCAATTCTTAGAACCAGCACCAGATAAGGAATATTTCATTGGTGCTGACGTTTCAACTGGTAGGTCTTCTGACTACTCTGCATTTACTTGCATGGACAAACAGGGAGAAGAACAAGCAGTATTTAAAGGTAGACTTTCAGTAGATAAGTATGCAAGATTGCTTGGAGATACAGGGCATTTATTTAACTTTGCTACTATTGCTCCAGAATCCAACGATGTTGGATTAGCAGTAACTTCTGCTCTTCAAACTGAAGGCTATCCAAAACTGTATTACTATCAGAAAATGCTTAAGAAGAAAGGTAAATCTAGACCTGAGGTAGATAAATCTCCAGGATGGTTAACTACACAAAAGAACCGTTCTGTTATTGTAGAGGGACTTGAACAGGATATTCGAGAAGATAATATCACTGTTAAAGACCCTTTCTTTGTTCAAGAAGCATATACCTTCATATATGATGGTTTAGGTAGGCCAGTTGCAATGGGTAAGCATAGAGCTAACAACTCTACAGTAGATGTAGACCTAGAAGGGGATGTATATGCAGATGACTCTATATTCGGTAAAGCAATCTGTAATCACATAAGAAAAGGAAAAACTAACGTAATAGTACAACCGAAATGAAAAAGCTCAATTTTAATTGGAGTTGGGGTAGAAAGAAAGACCCACCTCTTGAATCAAACAAGGAGCCAAGCAAGCCAAAAGCTGCTGCTATATCTCCTGGTAGAGTATCAGTAGATGAAGATAACTCTTTACTCAGTACTCTGAAAGGGATGACCGTAATGGTAGATCCTTCTTTTCGTGTTGAAGTAATCCCTTTGATTCGTGATTTATATAAGGTAAATCCGGATATGGGCATTGCTTTGCAGGATATGTTTAAGTTGGCAAACACAGGTCATACGGTAACATTCCCAAATAATTCAGATGCCGAAGCAGATAAGATGAGAAAACATCTTACCGAAGCTACAAAGAAATGGTCCAGGTATACTGCTGGTATAGACGGTCTAGTTAATAAGATGATTGTACAATGCCTTGTTAGTGGAGCTATATCTGTTGAAGGAGTTCCCAATGATAGGCTAGAAGGTTTAGATACAGTCTTATTCCTTAGACCAGAGAACATTGTTTTCAAAAGGGAGAACAATGGAGTATATTCTCCTTACCAGAGGAATAAGAATTACTTTGTTAAGCACCAAGATTATATCAAACTAAACCCAGAAACTTATGTGTATGCTGGTATGTTTAATGATACCGATGAACCTTATGGGATTCCTCCTTTTATGGCAGCATTGGATTCATTAAAAGGTCAACATGATATGAAGGTTAACTTCAAACACATAATGGAGATGGTTGGTATGGTAGGATTCTTGGAAGCTAAGATGACTAAACCAGACCAGAATCCTAATGAAAGCTTACAAGCTTACCAGAATCGTCTTGAACGTACACTAAAGGATTTGAAAAGAAATCTTCGTAATGGCATGAAGGACGGAATAGTAACGGGTTATATTGATGACCATGAGTTTAAACTCAATTCAACTACCAAGGAGCTTGGTAATATTGAGAAACCCTGGAACATGAATCAGCAATCAGTTGCAAATGGTTTGGGAGTTAATGGAAACCTTATTGGAGTTAGTTCAACAACGGGAGAGGGAGCAACGGGTATAATGCTGTCTAAATTAATCAGCCAGTTAAAAAATATCCAAATGCTTGTAACTTATGTATTGGATTTTCTTTATTCTCTAGAACTGCGTCTGGCAGGCTTTGATAATAAGGGAATAAAGATATCATGGGGAACTTCAACTATCTCTGATGAAGTTAAGGTTCAACAAGGTCTTCAGTATAAAATCCAAAACCTGGATTTATTATATAAGGCTGGTATCATTAGCCAAGACCAATATGCTTGGGCAATGGGTTATGATTCTCCTGATGAGAATGAACCAAGAGTTTCACTTGAGGACCAATTTGCTAAAGGCGGTAACTCAGACCCTCAAGAAGGAACTAAGAAGAAGCAAAGGCAAGATGATAAAAATCAATCTGCTCGTAGGTCAAGAGATAAAACTAATCCGGCTCCATCTCGTGGAGACCAAAATACAAAAGCAAGATGAGTAAATTTACTAAAAGAAACAAAGAGCATCTTGATTCAATGGTGATTGGCCAGGGTCATACCATTATGGCTGGGTATATCCCAGAAGCAGTTGGAGCCCAGGCTTTCTCAGAGAATTATTACAAATGGAAGACTCCGACACCGGATACCATTGCTCAATTTGGATTTTGGGGAGGGGATATAGATTATAATACCTATTATCCAAACCTTGATAAATCGGAACTTACTCCGAAGGACGAAGAGTTCATAGAACCAATGTTTAGGTTACTTTCTGAAACGATTGTATCCAAGAACTGGAATCCTACTGACTTTGGTCAGAATGGAGTACTTAAGGCTTCCATGAAACTGTTACTCGGGCAAACAGTAAATTGCGACCATGAAACAAATATTGGTAATGCAATTGGAGCTGTATCTCAAGTAATGTGGCAGGAGTCTTATAAGGATGGAAGCTTTACTATACCTGCAGGTATCAATGGTATTTTGAAGATTGATGGTAAAGCTAACCCAAGAATTGCTAGAGGTATTCTCATGGAACCTCCTTCAATTCATAGTAACTCGGTAACAGTACAGTTTAAGTGGGATAAATCACACCCAGGAATGGAAGATGGTGAATTCTATCAAAAACTTGGTACTTATGACTCTAAAGGTGAAATGGTTCGTAGAATAGTTACTGAGGTAGTTCGATATATGGAAACATCCCTGGTATCTCATGGAGCTGATTCATTTGCTCAAAAGATTGGTGAAGATGGTAAAATCATTAATCCAACCTTTGCAAAAAGAACCTGGTCTTCTTATGAGGAATATCGGGATGACAAGTCCAAACAGTACTTCTTTACTGACTACAAAACGGATTTCAACTCATTCCAAGAAAAGGACAATACTCCAGATTCTTTTAATGATAATGGTACCCAAGAAAATCATAATCCTAATAAAGAAAATATGAACAAAGAATTGCAAGAATTTTTAGAAAAGCTTTTCGGAGATAACATGTTATCTCTGGCAGAGGGCAAAGAAATGACTCAGGAAGAAGTTATTTCTTGTATTCAAAGCTTGGTATCATCCAAAAACAGTCTTCAGACAACGGTAGATAATCTTACTACAGAGAAATCTTCTCTTACAGAACAGATTACCAACCTGAATGCAGAAGTTGCAAACTTGAAGGAAATGGCAACTGTAGGAAAGAATCACATTGCTTCTCTCCGTGAAAATGCTGTTACTACTTACAAGAAGTTGATGGGTGACAAAGCCGATGAAACTATTGTTACAATGTTGAATGCCGAAACTACTGGCATCGTTACTCTCATCTCCTTAACTAAGGATTATCAGAGTCGTCTGGAAGAAAAATTCCCAATGGTATGTGCAAGCTGTGGTTCTCATGATGTAAGCCGTGCTTCTTCTGTTGCAGAGAATGATGAAAAGACTGGAACTCAGAAACCTGCAACTACTTCGAATGCAGAAGCCAAGTCTACTTCGGAAACCCTCGAAGACTTGTATAAGAAGAAATTCAAGTAATAATCGATAAATATCACTGTTATGACTAAAATCGTAAACAAAGACCAGCCAATGACGCTGTTTGGGGAAAAGACCCCAAGAGCGGTGATTTACAAAAGTGAATCACACAAATTGCACCAAGCTTTCTGTGTAAAAGATGGTGAAACAATTTTGCAAGGTATGCCGGTAGCTCTTGGAGAAGACGGTTTAATTGAGCCTTACACTGAACCTACTCAGGTATATATCGGAGTGGCAGTAACCGACAATGTAAATCCTGCTTACCAAGCACAGAACAAATTCCCAGTAGAGGTAACTGTTGCTGTAGAAGGTTACATGATTTGTAACTGGGTATCTAATGCTGCTGACTTAAAAGCAGGATATGTAGTTCCCTCTGGTGACTTACTGAACGGCCGATTTGTAAAAGCAAACCAGTCAACAGATGCTACACCTTTCATTGCCATCACACCTGCAGATGAGGCAAACGAGGTAATTCAAGTACTTATTAAATAAGAGAAGAAGAAACATGGAAAAAGTTGATATTTCAAAATTGAAGAGAGAAGACTTCGCAAAAGAACTTCCTCAAATGGTACAGCAGTTGGATGCTTACCGTCAAGGTTCACAGAACAAAAAACCTGTGGACATCACATTAGGTGAACTTACCACTGGTAAATGGGGTATTACCCAAGATGAATTGTTCGAGAAGTTGGATATCAATCCGAAAATCGACACAATGGAAAACATCTTCACGATGCCTCAGCAAGATGTTCGTTGGATTGTTCCGGAAATCATTCGTTCTGCTATCACTCTTGGTATGCGTCAAGCTCCGTTCTATCCGGAGATTATTGCATCTGACCAGTCAATCAGTGGTCTTAGCGCAATCATGCCGATGATTAATATGTCCGATGCTGCACCTGCAAAGGTTAACGAAGCAGAAACTATCCCATTGGGAGATGTAAGCTTTGGACAGAAATCAGTAAGTCTCTTCAAAATTGGTAAGGGATTCAAACTTACTGATGAAGTTCGTAACTACGTATCTCTGGATGTATTGGCAATCTACCTTCGTGACTTCGGTGTTCAGCTTGGTTATGCAATGGATACTCTGGCAATGGATGTTGTTATCAACGGTAACAAACCTGATGGTTCAGAATCTGCTCCGGTTATCGGTGTATATGAAACTACGAATGGTATCACTTACAAAGACTTGCTACATATCTGGGTAAGAGCTGCTCGTATGGGACGTAACTTTACTACTATGATTGGTGGTGAAGACCAGGCAATCGAAATGCTGAACTTGCCGGAATTCAAAGAACGTCATTCTGGTACAACTGAAGCTACACTGAACGTGAAGTCTCCGGTACCTAAGAATGCTAACTTCTATATTCACCCGGGAACACCTGACCAAGGTTTGCTGTTGATTGATACAACTGCTGCTTTGATTAAACTGACTGCAAAACAGTTGATGCTTGAATCAGAAAGAATTGTATCAAATCAGACTCAGGCAATCTATGCTACTCTGACTACAGGCTTCTCTAAGATGTATCAGGATGCTGCATTGATTCTGTCTGCAGAGAAGAAGTTCTCAGAATTTGGATTCCCCGAATTTATGAACATTGACCCGTATCTCTTGGTTAACCTTGAGTAATAATACACCTGGTTTATTTTACAAATAATTCCATTTCTTGATGGGGTAGGTTTTGCGAGGACCTACCCCTAATTTTAAACATCTAAAAACTTAGTAAAATTATGGATAAATATAAAGTAACTGTAGGTGCTAAAGCTTACAGCTTCCATGACCAATCTACAGGTATTACAATTTGTAGAGGAGAAGAAAAAGAATTGAGTGCTCGACAGTACAGAACTAAAAAGATTCAGATGGCTTTGAATTCAGGTCACCTGCGTTTGGTTCTTGATAAGAAAGCTGTCGACAAATACTCCAATGATGACATCGATAAGTTGGAAAAGAAACTGAATGCTCAGTTCGAAAAAGGTATGGAAATCAAAAAGATTGCCAAAGCCTATACTCTCGAAGAAGCAACCCTTATCGCTGCTCGTCACGAAATTGTTGCCGACAAAGGTGATACAGTTGAAACTCTGATTCAGGTTCTGTTGGAAGAGTTCGAAGAATCTAAAAAATAAGATACCATGGACAATCTAGACTTTGTAGCTATTGCGAATGGTCTGGAAGTTTCATTTAGAGTATTAACCAAAGTCCCAGCCAAGGCCATTTTTGACTGGGACTTTGGTGATGATAAGGGGTCCGTTTATGATGTTAAACAACCTACTTATACTTATGAAAAGTCCGGATTCTATACAGTAGCGTTGAACATAACGAACTCCGAAGGACTTAACTTAAATGCAACTAAAACCGTAATTGTAAATACCGAGTCTAAAACTACATTAACCGATAGTATATATAACCTAATCAATTATTACATTCCTTCAGAAATCTCAGATGGTATGTCATCAGAAGAGAAAGCAATGTACATAACTAAATGGCAGTTATATATCCAACCGCTAGTAAATCATATTATCCCACTGGATAAATATAATGATGAGTTAATGTATGAAGCTCTAGAAAACCAATTAATTATGGAATTGGCAGCATGGGATTATCTCAATGTTAAGCTCCTTAATTTATTAACAAGTACAGGAGAATACCTAAGTCAACTTACTTCAACCAAAGAACAAGTGGGTGATGGTTCTTCTAAACCGGAACAAGCTCGAGGTGATAGAATCAAACAAATCACAACTGGGCCTACTGAAGTACAGTACTATGATACACTTGCCGATGCAACATCTTCCCTATGGAAAACATTTTCTCAAGCAATGCAACCTGGTGGTATCATAGACGAGTTAAGAAAAAACCTTTGTATGTTAGCTGGACGATTGGAAATCTACTTACCATTCTGTGACCAATCAAGTCATGTAGTAGTTCCAAGAGTAGTAGACAGAAGAAGACCTGGATTAATAGATGGGCCAAACCCCAGCTCTCCAGTAAAACGTAATGGTAGAACCTTAATTAGAAAACGATGACCAAGACTCCTCATAGATTGGTTAAGAACCGGTCTTGGGATAGATACAAGAAGATTATAAATGATTTCTTGGATATAGATGCTGGTAGGCAAACTATAACTTGGGCAAAGAATGTAAATCAACTCCTAAGTCATGGAGAAGATGAAATCCCTAAATATTATAATATACCAATCGAGGCATTATGTTATTACAATGCCTTCAGAAACTGGCCTATTAATAAGGCAACAGTAACTGGAGAACTCGATGATGAGAATTTATCAATACTGGTTACTAAATCATATATAGAACAACTGGGACATTTAACTCCAGAAGGCTATTGGGATTTTAACTGGTCTGAAGATAGGTTCGTAATTAATGGTATTACTTATAAACCTTCTGGAGATACACAAGTTGCTCAGGCCAAGGATGAAGCATTAGTCTTCATGGTTATCCTAAAAAGGGACCGAGATACCAAAATACAATTCGTAGAATAAAATTGAAAAGTATATGGCAAAGATGTTAATGTTACGATGGAAACCAATTAATACTGGGAACGGTATTTGGTTTGACAGTAACCTGATTGTCTTGAACGGTACATCTGGAGTACATATTGAAAGTAAGAAAAGTAATTTGGACGTTACTACATTCCAGTCCATGACTGGAGGTAAGTTCGTTACTTGCTTTCAAGATTACTTTGGAGAAGTTTGGGATAAGATAATACCTCATCCAGGTATTGGCCAGGTGATAAAATTCCGTATCAATCAACTCCCAGATTATGCAATAATCAGAGGTGATATTGAAGACGGGGGAGACCCAGACCCAGAACATCCAGATATTCCAATGAATGCCTTCTGTGGAAAAGAAGGAGAACCATTCAGAGATAAGAATTCTGACTTCTTCTGTGGTAAGCAAGTAATCAATCCTTAAAATAATAACAATATGTACGTAAGTAAGTATTACACAAATGAAGAAATTGACCAAAGACTTTTACAAGGTTATTTTGATGACTTCGTAAAGGCTGGGTTTGCTGGAACTATTAATGAGTTCTGGGCATTCGTTCTTTCTATTGCCAATAAGGTAGATAAGAGAGAAGGATACGACTTATCTAAAAATGACTTCACGGATAAACTCAAAGAGAAACTGGAAGGCATTGAAGAAAGAGCAAACTACATCACTAAGCTTTCTCAGTTGGAGAATGATACTAAGTTCCAAACTGAAGAACAGGTAAGACAAGCTATCAGTGATTTGATTGATGGTGCCGATGATGCACTTGATACATTAAAGGAATTGGCAGAAGCATTGGGAAATGACCCCAACTTTGCTACTACAATTACCAACAAATTAACGGATTTACGTAATGCACTGACAGATGAAGTTAACCGAGCTAAGGAGGAGGAAGGGAAACTGAGTACCCAAATTAGTGAGGTTAACTCTAATTTCATTAAGGCAGTGGATTTACTTAATGATAAAATCGACACTGCAGTTACTAACCTTATCAATAAGATAGATAAGATAGAAGCAAAAGTCGATAAGAATACTGCTGACATTGCAGACCTCAGAAATGAAACTACTGGTTCATTGGCAGAAGCTAAGGCATATGCTAAAGACTTGGTAGATAAAGAAGCTGAGCTTCGTAAAACGGCTGACGATGCTTTATCAGAAAGTATTCACCAACTGAATACATTGCATATCAATGATAAGGCAGAGCTCAAACAAGACATTGCTGCAGAAGCCCAATTGAGAGCAAATGCAGATGCAAACATTCAGTTGAAACTCACTGAAGAAATCACTAATCGTCAAACTGGTGATGCTGCCTTAGAAAGTAAACTTTCTGATGAGGTAGTAAATCGTAAAGCTGCCGATGAAACTCTTCAGAATTCAATTACCAAAGAGGTTGCTGACCGTACCAATGCAGATAATACCCTCCAGGTAAATATTGATAAAGAGGCTCAAGCTCGGGAATCTGCAGACCAGGTTCTTCAGACTAATATTAATTCTGAAGCTGCAACTCGTACTGCTCAGGACCAAATCCTTGACCAGAAGATAACTGCCCTAAGTGAAAAGACTGATGGTGATAAGTCTGATGTACTTGCTGCAATTGAAGCAGAGAAGGAAGCTCGTATTGCTGCAGATGCTGACCTTAATTCCAAGAAGGTAGATAAAAGAGAAGGTTATTCTTTAACTAAGAATGACTTTACAGATCTCTTGCTTGCCAAATTGAATGGAATCGAGGAACATGCAAATTACATTACCTTGGTATCACAATTGGCAAATGATGCCGGTTATCAAACTGAAGCAGAAGTAGAGGCAGCAATTCAGAAAATCATTGGTTCTGCACCAGAAGTACTTGATACTCTGGAAGAGATTGCTAAAGCATTAGGAGATGACCCCAACTTCGCAACAACTATCACCAAGAAGTTGGCAGCAATCACAGAAAAGGTAAACCAAGAGATTGAAGACCGGGAAGCTGCTGATGTAGCCCTCCAGGCAAATATAACTGATGAAGAAACCGCAAGAATTGAAGCAGATACTGCTCTTAAGGAAGAACTTAAAGAGTATGTAGATAACTCGGCTGCTACTGGAAATACTGCTCTTCAAGTAGTTAAAGATAACCTGGCAAAAGAAATCCAAGACCGTAAAGATGCCGATGCTATCTTGCAGGCAAATATCAACAAAGAAACTGTTGATAGAAAGGAAGCAGATAAAACCCATACCGATAATATTGCTGCTCTTACTCAGAGAGTTTCGGATTTGGCTTTGTCAATGCAGGATGCTATCAATACGGTTAAGAACGAATTGACTGCTCAGGTAAATGCTAATACTACGGCTATTGCTACTAACCAAGCAAATATCACAAAGAACTCTGAGGCAATCACTGCCATGAATAAAACCATTGCTGATAACTACAAAGAAGTTAAGGATATGGTTAATGAGGAAATTGTGGACCGTACTAATGGCGACAGTAATCTGAGTTCTCGTATTGATACTACCAACATTGCTTTGGGTACAGAAACAGCTGAACGTAAGGCAGCAGACCAAATCCTTCAAGTAAACCTGGATAAGGAAATTGGAGACCGTAAGTCTGCAGATACTGCACTTGAAACTAAAATTGAAGGTCAGATATCTAACTTAAGCCAACAGACTTCTTCAGAGATTACTCGGGTAGAGGGTAAGGTTACTCAAGAAGTTAAAGACCGGGAAGCTGCCGATAAAACTCTAAGCGATAGAATTGATTCCTTGGAAACAGGTTCTACTGCAGGTTTAAATGAAATCAAAGCAAAGGTAGATGCTAATACGGTAGCAATTAATACTGAGAAAGACCGAGCAACCGCTAGAGAGAATGCTATACAGGCCAATTTGGACACTGCAATAGCAAATCATAAAGATGAAGTAAACGGTTTATCTAAGGATATATCCGATGAAGCCAATACTCGTTTAGCTGGAGATACTGCTCTTCAGGTGAACATTGATAAAGAAGTTGCCGACCGTAAGAATGCAGATACCCTATTAGAAAATAAGATTGCCCAGGAAGTATCAGACCGTACAACGGCTATCCAGGCAATTGAATCTAAGAAGGTAGATAAGGTAGATGGTAAAGTACTTTCTTCAAATGACTTTACCGATATCCTTCTGATGAAATTAAATGGTATAGCTGAGCATGCTAATTATATCACAAAAGTTTCAGAACTTCTGAATGATTCAGGATTCCAAACAGAAGCTGAAGTAGAAGCTGCAATCCAGAAAATCATTGGTTCTGCTCCCGGTGTATTAGATACACTTGAAGAGATTGCTAAAGCTCTCGGTGATGACCCCAACTTCGCAACAACCATGACTCAGAAGTTAAATGAGTTAACTACGAAGATTGAGACAGAAACTGAAAAACGAGTTGAAGGTGATGCTGCTTTAGATGCCAAGCTTACTACTCTAAGTACTACTCTGACCAAGACAGTAGAAGACTTAAGAACCTATGTTACTGAAACTCGTACTGAATTGTTGGCAAGAGCAAATAACCAAGATGCTCTTATCACTCAGAATGCTGCAAACATTCAGAGAAATTTGGAATTGATTCAGGGTATTCAGAATAATATTTCTGGTTCTTATCTGGAAGTTAAGGCTTTACTTGAAACTGAGATTGCTGCTCGTAAGGCAGAAGACATTCGGTTGGAAGGTAAAATCGACCAGAATACTGCAGACCTGGGAACCGAAAGGGAAGAAAGAATGGCTGCAGATAAGGCTCTTCAAGATGCCCTGGATGCAGAAGAAGCTGCAAGAACTGCTGCTGATGCTGCACTGGGAGTTCGTATCGATACTGAGATTGCAGAAAGAAAAGCTGCTGACAAAACTCTCCAAGACAATATTACTGCTGAAGCAACGGCTAGAGCCGAAGCTGATACTGCTTTAGGAGCACGTATTGATAAAGAAGTTACAGACCGTACCAATGCAGATAATGAATTAGGTACTCGTATTGATGCTGAAGAGACTGCCCGTACTGAAGCCGATACTACTTTGCAGGATAATATTGATGCTACCAATGCTCATACTATCAATACTCATCGTTTGGATTCTAATCCAGTACTTAATGGTACTGATATCAAACTCGATGGCTATGTAAAGGCAACCGGTACTACTCCTGCAGATTTGGATGTAAAGGTAACAGATACTACTTCGGCAGCTTTTGGTAAAGTACAAAAACGAATTGAAGTCGATAAAGCAGATGCTGATTCTAAATTCAATAAGGTAAAAGCTGCAGTAGGTCTTACCAATGATTTGGGAATGCCAGCTCTTACTGATACGAATTATATGGGCGGTTCAGTTGATGTAGTTGATTCTTTGAAAAAACTTGATGCTCAATTAGAACCAATTATTATCCCGGCAGCAGCATTCAATATATCTGCTTCGGCAACCTCAGAAGAGATTGCAGCAGTATTTACTGATGAATTGCTTAATGAGATTGCAAATAACACTACACACCGTCCTTATATATTGGTAGATACCGGCAACAATTTCTATCAACAATTTAGATTAAGTTTACAACTTAGTGGTCCTACTACTGGTGCCATTACTTTGAGATTTATGTATGAATTGGCTGGTATGGAATTCTACAGAGAGTTCAAGAGAACTGCTCAAGGTGCTTGGTCTATTTCTACAGTAAGAGCTGGTAAAATTCTTATCGAAGGAGATGTAGTAAATAACTTAACTGCAGGTGGAACTAAGGTACCATTAAGTGCAGAACAAGGTAAAGCTTTGAAGGCTTTGATTGATGGTCTTGGAACTGATACTTCAGAACTGGAAACAGAACTCAAAGAATTAATCCAAACTACTAAGACGGCTTTAGAAGCTTCAATAGCTACAGAAGTTCAAAATCGAAAAGATGCTGATACTGCCTTAGATACGAAGTTAACTACGGCTATCAATAAGGAAGTTCAGGATAGAACTGCTGCTGATACTGTATTGGGTACCCAAATTGATAACGAGGTAACTGCAAGAACAGAAGCAGATGCTGCCTTGAAAACTGAATTAACCGAGGACATACAAGGAGTTCAGGATGCCCTAGATGCCTTCATTGCAACTAAGGCACAAGCTAGTGGATTAGCTTCTCTGGATGAAAATGGTAAAGTACCTTCTGAACAATTACCCTCATATGTAGATGATGTAATCGATGTATATGCAACATACGATAAGTCTCCCACTGGAGATCTTTCTAATATCTCTCTCTTTGCAGATGCTGACCATAATACACCAATAACGGGAGAGGCAGGAAAGATTTATCAGAATGTAACTACGGGAGAACCCGGTTATCAATTCAGATGGACTGGTACTACTTGGTCTCTGATTGTTTCTGGTGGAGTAGTAATTGGAGAGATTACTGGTACTGCTTATGATGGAGCTAAGGGTAAGATTACTACAGACAATCTTAATGCTCTTATGGCTTTTAATCCTATACGATTAATCTCAATTGTTACAGATGCCTCTAAAGCTGCCATAAATTATGAAAGGGCAGATGGTACTGGTATCCAAGGATTACAAATTCCTACTGCATCATCTGCTAAAGCTGGTGTTATGGCTGCTGCAGATAAGGTTAAGCTTGATACTACTTTACCAAAACAAATCTCAGATGAGGTTACAGCAAGAACTGAGGCTATTAATGCTTTGCAAGGAGAATTGGCTGATGATATTGCTCAAGAGGTAGTAGATAGAAATTCTGCAATAGCTGCTGCTAAAACAGAACTCACTACTGCTATCAATAAAGAGGTATCCGACAGAAAAGCTGCAGATACTCAAGTAAGAACTGACCTTGAAGCTGCAGTTGAATTAGTTGCTGAAGAATTAAGAGGTGCAGATACTACTCTGCAGAATAATATCACTAAAGAAGTCAATGACAGAAAAGGTGAGATTACAAGAGTAGAGAAGTTAATTTCAGATGAAGCTGCAACAAGAGCTCAAGCAGATACTACTGTGAATGCCAAAGTAGATTCCCATATTGGTAATAAATCTAATCCTCATGGAGTAACTAAAGCTCAAGTGGGATTGGGTAATGTTAACAATACATCAGATGCAGATAAACCAGTATCTACTGCTCAAGCTACGGCTATTGCAGATGCCAAGGCTGCAGGTACCAACGCTCAAACCAATCTTACTACTCACATCCAAAATAAGAGTAATCCTCATGGAGTAACAAGAGACCAATTGGGATTAGGTACTACTGCTGAGATTATCTTTAAGAAGGTATCTGCTCCTTCTGGTTTATGGAAAGAATCCGACGAAAGACTTAAGACTTTCATTAAACCATTGGAACATACTCTCGATGAAATCTGCTCTATACCTACGGATTCATTTATGATTCGGGGTAATCATGATATAGGTACAATTGCTCAGACAATCGAAAAACATTTCCCAGAATTAGTCTCTGAGAATACGGTTAAACCTGAAACAGTTCCTAATCCTGAAGCCTTCGAAAAGGTAGAAAAGGATGGAGAAACCTATATCCTGGTTAAAGAGGTAGATTATTCTAAGATGTCAGTATTGGCAATCGAAGGTATCAAACTTCTGAAAGCTGAGATTGATGAGTTAAGAGAAAAACTTTTGTTCACAAACTTAGATTAATATGGGTGAGATAGCAACATGGAGTGCTGTCAAAACTAAAGTAGGCCTTGGTAAGGATTCAAACGAATGCCCTACCAAGGCTGAATTGTTGGCACTCTCTCCTACAGGAACGGGAGAAAATTACGTTGGCTTGGAAATATCCAATGCCAGTTCCTATGGAAACAATGAAACCGTACAACTTTCTGATATTCATAAGGTAACCTATAGATATGCTTTTACTGTAGTAGACACAGTTTTAAACTTCCCAGCTTTGGGAGGGTATTCTACTCCTCGGTGGTTTGGTTTAGGTACTACTAAACAAAAACAGATAGATGGAGTAGCTATCGGAGATACTATTTCTGTGGGTTATACCCAATCTGCTTATCCAGACTGGATTGTTTATGATGAAGGTTATAAAGCTTCAGAAAATACAACTCTAAATCAACGTTCTGCAAGTTTAACCTTTACTCAGAATGAGTCAGGTAAACAGATAACAGTTCAATTTACTCAGGATGCAGGAGTTGAAACTTGGGAATATACTTTTACAAGTAAGAATAATTCATTAGTATTTAATGCTATAGGTGGTAAAGGTACACCTACGGAATTAACTATTACTTCGAATAAGCAAAAGTATATAAATGGTAAAGCTGTGGGTAGTCCAGTAAATGTTGATTATTCAAGGCCTAGTTTACCATCATGGCTTTCAGTAGAGAGTGGGTATTACGAAGCTTTAGAAAATAAGTCTGAAAGTTCTCGTTCTTATACTGATACTCTTACTCAGGCAGAATCCGGTAAGAAACTAACACCAGTTTTGTCTCAGGCAGCTGGTGTAAAAACCTATGGTACACCTACAGTATATTTAGGAAGCATTGCAGATATCCCTGCATCGGGAGGAACTGCAGCTACACCTACTTATACCTATTCTCAACTTTGGGGATGGAATGGTAAAACCGATGATGGTGGTACTATAAGTTCTGGAGCTTCAGTAGTATGGTCCGAAAACATATCTGGTTCTAATCTGGGCACGACTGCAAAGGCAAGAACTAAATTGGGAAGCCGTACATTAACAGTCACTCTTAACGGTAAATCTGGTAGTGCCTCAATAGATGTATACCAGGCAGAGAATAAGATAACCAATGTAACTCAGGGTGCATGGGTAGTTTCTATCTCTGCGAATCCGAGTACATTTACCGAGCAAGGTGGTACATCACAAATCTCTGCAAGTGCAAGGGCAAGTAGGACTAATCATTGGTCTTCAGGTGCAACCAATGCAGCATCAGATGCTACTGGTACTCCTACTCTTAGTATACCTACTGTAGTAACCGGATTCAGTTTATCTGGTACTACTTTGACTGTTGCAGAAAACACAACTGCAAATCAAAGGAGTGTAGTAGTAAGGGCAACTATGGACACTGTCTATAAAGAAGTTACGGTAACTCAAAGTGCATATTTAGTAGAATGGGTATATACAATGACTACTACCCAACCTACATTAAACTTTGACGCTTTGGGTACTATGCAAACTTGTACTATTACAAGCTACCGAGAAAAGTATATTAATGGCTCTTTGGTAGAAGGCTCAAGGGAGGGAGTTAATATAAGAGTTAAATCCTCTAATGCTTACATAGCCTCAACTGGGTCTCCTAATATAAGGGAGATAACCATGTTTGAAAATAAAACCACAAATTCAAGAGTAGGGGAAGTTGTGTATGAACAATATGATTCAGGTAAAACTCAAACCATTACTTGTAATCAAGCAGCAGGTACTGTAACTACTCGAGATGTACTAGAAGTAATATCTAATTTCCCAGACGCACCAGCAGCTATGGGTACTAATAAGGTTAAAGGTTCTGTAAAATGTGGGTACTATGACGTAATTAACGGTAAAGATTCTACTTGGCATTCAGAATTACCTACAGTAAAAGCTAAATCTTCTTATATTACCAATGTAGATATTGGTAGATTTAGCAGTACTCAAATTGATATAACTTGTACCGTATCCGATAATACTTCAGAATCTTCCCGTAGATTATCAGTTGATTTAACCTATGGTAGTAAAGAAATAGAATTAGCTTGTACCCAGGCAGGTGCTAGTGTTAGTTATAATTATTATTTTGGAGTAACTACGGACTTTCCCTCTGTAGCTGCTGCAGGTGCAACTCCTAAAGCAGTAATTAAATCCAGAAGACATAAAGTTGTGAATGGGGTAGAAGAGTCTTCCTATAATTTGGTAGAAACTTCAGTAATAAGTAAACCTAATTGGACTGGTACCTTATCTGCTAAGGCATCAAGTACTAGTGGTTCAGGGGCAGATTATGATGTTACTATACCAGTATATGAAAATACTGAAGCTAGTATACGAAGAGGTACAGTAGTATTACAACAGGGAGGTTCTGGTAAACAGATTACCCTTAACCTTAATCAGTTAGCTGCAAGTATTACTACTAGGGATTATATCAATTATGTAGAACCAATTCCAGATGGAATGTTTTCGGCTTTAGCTCAGAGTATAACTGTTACACTTCAATCTTATAGGGAAACCTTAATCAATGGTAAAGTAACGAGTAAAGTTGCTGTTCAACCTGATTTTGATTTGGATTCTACCGTTACCGATTGGGCTTCTGTAGATTTAATTGGTGGTAATCCTACCAATTATGAATATGATTTTAAGGTTTCTGTAAAAGAAAATACTACTAATCAAACTCGGTCTGGTAGTGTAATGTTTTATAATGGTGCTGCCGAAGTAGAGAATGCTTGGGCATTTACTCAAGATGCTGCAACAATCTCTACAAGGTATGAAATATCTTGGACTGCAAACTATAGTAATGGTACAGTAGAAGAGAATGTAACTGAAGTTGAATTAGAGGGTACTACTGGTATGGAAAATTCTGTAAGAATGGATTTACACATACTAGAATATACTTCTATCAATGGAGTAGAAGGTACTCCTACTTCTTGGGATTCTAGAACCATAGCTGAAAATAACTCGGCAATAGCTTCACCAAGTGGTCAGGTATCTGCTACTCTACAATCGGATTCTGAAAATGCCTTTATAGGTATTAGTAATTCTGTACAGAACTTATCAGAATATCCACGTACTCATACCATAACTTTATATAATCCTAAAGTTGTAATTAACGGTAAAGAGGTAGGAACAGTACCTACCATTACCTTATTGGTAAATCCAGTACCCTATCGGAGGATTTTTATATTCGGTTGGAAAGAAGCTGGTAATACTAATACTAATATAATTCTGAGTGGTGATATAATGAATAGTGATTCTGTTGCTAGCAGAGATATTATTTCTTATGCAAGTTTACAAAGGAATAATGTAGAATTTGCTAAGAAATATATCAAACCTACTTTAATACCACCTTCAGAAGATTGGTTACAAGTAATTTATAATGGTCAGAATTCAGATAATTCCTATAACTATGCCATTAGAGCATTAACCGATAACGATGGAGAATCAGCTAGAAGTCAATCTGTAAGATTTGAACAACCTGGCAATGGTAATCAAGCCTTATATGCTTATGTTAGCCAAGACCCTAGAGATGAAGGATACTTGGGAGGGAGAGTAAATAATAACGGGCCTAGAACAATTAGATTAAATACCATAAAAGATGAAAATTGGGTTGGTAATACTGATATACGGTCAGGTAATTATTATGGGCTCGGTACTTTAGCTCAAGATGCCATTACTATTGAAGTTAATGTATCTGTAGCAGGTACAGATAGTAGTACTTATACTCAACAAGTAGAATTAAGTAACTTAAAGTTTAGTAAAAGCGGTAGGCCTGTAACCATTAGTAATGACCCAAATCAAACTACTGATTACGAATATCACTGGGAATTATATCCTTCTGCTGGTGTTCCTGCTGGTTTTACAGTAAATATCAGTATGTTATCAAGTGATGGGGATAATGATGATGGTATTCGTTTAGATATAATAAAAAAGAATACTACTGTTTTTCCTATAGGAACCAAAATTGGTACTTTAACTTTAACTCCTAAAGATCCGACTAAGTTACCAATCATTACTTGTGATGTATATCATAGATATTTCACTTAATCCTTGATAATTTGGATACTATCAATTCTTAAACCTGGTAGACTTTATGCAAAGGAATCCAGGTGCAGTATCATTTGGTTTAAACTTAATTAATAAAAGATGAACATGGAAGATTTGATTTTTTCTAAATTGCAGAAAGGTGATACCATATACACCTTAGAGAGAGACAGACGTTCTGGGTATCCAATCTTTGATAAGGCCCAAGTATTAAAAGTAGGTGAAAGCAAACCTAGAGCCACTGGCCCAGATGGAAGCTTTGCCGCAAATACAGAAATCGTTATTCAAGATTCTGTATCCTCTTTGACAATATACCTTCCTACAGATGCTGCAGAGGGTATTTATAATAATGTTTATTACACTACCGACTTACGCAATATCGTAAACGAAGTAAATATCCAAAGGACTACTGCTGTAAATATTCTCAATAACCGAGAGAAATATGAGGCAGTAGTTACTGAATGTGATAATATCTTTCATACAATCGAGGGTATGCTAACTCCTCAACAACAACCAGCTCCGGCTTATAAGCAAGAAGAGTTCGAGGCTTTTAAAACCGAAGTAGCAGAGAAGTTATCCATGCAACAAGATATTCTTATGAAGATTGCCAGTGAGTTGGGATTAAATAAGAATAAAGATGGCAAGCAGAAAGGTTAACATAAACCTCTCGAATAATCTATGTGATATTCAGATTTATGTAGACCCTGTTAAACAACGTCAGGCTGAGAGGTTGATTGCCAAGACTCCAAGTATCATGAAGCTCGGATACGAGTTAGGTACTAGAAAGTTTGGCAATCAACTTCTTCGTATAGTAAGGCGTAGTTTAAATAATGGTCTACCTCCACCTGGTTCCAAAGTTTCTTGGCCTCCTCATGCTACTGCTACACTTAAGAAGTATGGAGCACATACCCTATTAAATCTTACTGGTCAATATGCAAGGTCAGTTACTATGGTAACCCAGAAAGACAGAACCTTTGTTGGTCTTCCTCCAGGATTAAGGAAGATAACATACTCTGGTAGAACTTCTCGAAAAACTCTTAATCAAATTGCTATCATGTTGGAATACGGTAGTAGAGATGGTAATCTTCCACCTCGTCCTTTATGGAAACCTGCTTTCGAGGCAGCCGGTGGAAACGTAGTTTTAGAGAAAGAGATACGAAATCAATTAAGAAAAGAACTTAGAAAATATACAAAGTAATGGCAGATTTTGAAGCAGATAAAACATCTGGTACTGGTCCTGCACTCGTAATGGTACATCCGTTAAAAGTGAATGATACAGAAGCAGATAAAAAAGCCATCCTTACCATTACAGTTAATGGAGTACCTAAGACTGTAAATCTTATTCAAAAGAAAGGCAGCCTTAACTACGAATACAAATTAGAAGTAGATAAGGAAGCCATAAACATATTGGGTAAGGGTGGCTCTGATACTTTGGCAATCACTTCTCAACGTAGGGAAATGATTAATGGTACACCCCAAGGAGATTGGGAAAATGTAGAAGTTACAGCAGAATTCCTAGAGGAACCACCCTTTACTGCTGGACTAAGATTTATGGACAATGAAGAAAAGACTCTAGAGGTATCCATTACTTCTAAGAATCACACAGAACAACTTCTTAGCGGAACTATAACTATCAAGCAAGTTGGTGGTCTAACTAAAACTGTAACTGTAACTCAAGCTGCTGGAGAAGTATCATATAGATACTGGGTAGAACCTGCTGCAGTTAATTTAGGTATACCAAAAGACCAAATCTTAAATGCTTACGAAACTTCAGCAGGATTTAGTATTACTGGGTATAGAAGTAAACTCATAGAAGGAAAACAAGTATCACAAGAGGTAATGGCTTTTAAAATACCTACTATATCTCAAACTCAACAAGCTGCAGATATTAACTCAGGTACTAAACTATACTATTGGATTACCGACTACGGTAATATAGCTAATTCAGCACAGGCTACTTTCTCAGCAACTGCCCGAGGAAGAAAAGATGCAGGAGCTATGTTTGGTAGTACTTCAGGAGGTTGGGAATGTATATTTACTGATGGTGGTACATACCAGTTTAATGTAATATTAATACCTCAATTAGTATAATATGGTAAATACAGAAGAAATCGTAGAAAGAACCTTTTATATTTGCCTATTACAAACAGCACTTAAGAAAGGTTTAACTCTTAACCCTGAAGACTACTTACCATTATCACAAGAGAATGAAAAAAGGTTTCAAGCAGATAAGGATGCTATGCCTAAATTCATTCCCATATTTGGTATCGGTAATAATCAGGTTAAGGGTGCAAAGACATGCCCTAGAATTACCATTGAATTGCAAGGGTTCTATAATGGTGATATAGGTGTTAACAAATATATCATTGGTGATAAGCTAGAGGGTGGGAATTACCAAGCATCTGAATTTCCCTATGAAACGAAAGATATAACTCTAGACATTCACCTGGTATCTAATACTCAAGCCGATATGAGGTTACTTCATAATATTATGTATGAAGCATTACCTTCTCGAGGATACGTAAGACCTTATTATAATAACTTAGAAGAATGGGAAGATGGTCGGGTAGCACCAACAGGAAACCTATTTATCGAAATAGGTAATTACTATGACCACCCAGATGAGAGTCATGGTCTACTTGAAAAAGTATATCAGTATACTTGTAAGGATGGTATATTACCTGAGAAGCTTGCTGAAGAGGGTGAACTTGTACCAATTCAAGATATCTCAGTATTGATTGGACTAACCGAAAAGCAAGAATCTGATTTACTTAACCTTAACGTAAAATAGCTCAATACTAGAGGGTATTAAATAAATGAGTAATTAACTTAATTAGTATAAATATGCCTAATTCACCATCTGTAAATTTCGAGTTTAAGAACGATAACGTTCTTCAAACTACTCCTATGTTAGGAGTTTCATGTGTATTGGCTAGAACTACTAAAGGTCCATATGATGACCCCTCAGAACTTATCCAATCTTTCTCTCAATTCCAAAGAGTCTTTGGTTCTGAGATAGTACCAGATGGTTCTGTATCAAACATCGAAAAGGCTTTCAATGGTGGTTCTAAGCTTCGTATTATTCGTGTACTTGGTAAGGGTGCAACCAAAGGTGTAGTATCTGCTGCAACAAGAGCTAAAGCTGCATCTGCTCCTAAGGCTGCTGAAGACGGTTCTCCGGTAGTAGCTTCTGCAACTCCAGAGGAACCCACGGCTTCTACTCTTTTCAAGTTTACTTCTGGTTCAGTTGCTGTTGGCTTTGGTTTGGTAACTAAAGGATATGGAGACCCAGTTGGTAGTGCTGAAACTTTCTCTGTGAATATTTACAAACAGGCTAACACGGTTTACTATCAAGTAATTAGTGCTAATGGCCAGGTACTTGAACAAGGTCCAGTAGTAACCTACAAAACTGCAGATGATAACAATGATACTTCTGTAGATTACCTTGCTCTGAGTGCATTTGCAAAGAACTCAGAATATATCGTTCCGGTATTAACTGAAAAGACAGAGAACATCAAATCTTGGAACAACTTCATCAAATGGTTAACTGATGATGTAGATGGGACAAGAAACCCAATTGATATTAAACTCAATGGTGCTGCTATCACTGCCGATGGAGTAAAATTGAATGGTACAATTGGTAGTGCCGGTAGTACTCCTACGGCAGACGAATGGATTGCTTCTCTGGAATTCGTTAAGGATTATGTAGATGTATATCAAATCTTCTGTTCACACATTGACCAACATCTTGAAGCATCCGCTGATGTACTTAAAGTACACAAGGCTGCAGTAGATATGGTTAAAGAACTGCAAGAATATACCTACTATATTGAAGTACCAAAATATACTACTCACTATACTCAGGGTGACCAACCAAGAGACTTGAAATCAATCATCACTTGGATTCAGACTTGCCTTGGTACTGTAGGTAACAGTAAGTATGTTGCTTACTTCGGTGGTGGTATTAAATACTACAATGCTGACGGTAACTTGGTAGACTCAGATGTTCTGGGTACCATTGCAGGATTAGGAGATGCTTCTGCTTCTCAATTCGGACCATGGAAATCCTTTGCAGGTATGAATCGAGGTATTATCTATGATGGCAATGGTCCGGTATGCCCGAACTATGGTTCTCCCTCAAGAACTAAGGAACTCAACGAATTGGCACAGAATTATGCAAATATAATCTGTATCAAAGATGTTCCTAACCAAGGTAAACAAACTTTGCTGTGGCATTGTTTCTCTTCTCAGGTAAAACAGGATTCAGAAAGATTCCTTGCAATTGTAAGATTGAATCTGTATCTCAAAAAGAATCTTAGACCTATTCTAGAAAAGTATTTGGAAGAACCAAATATCTGGAACACTTGGAATAAGATTTATCTAGAAGTTAAACCAATGCTGGATAACTTGGTAGATGAAGATGCCATGTCTGAATACACCTGGATGGGTGACCAAGACGCTAACTCGTACAATGACTTATCGGTTAACAATGAAGCCGATGTTCGTCAAGGTAAATACAAAGCAATCCTGAAATTCAAGGATATCGTTCCGATGCAAGAAATCACTATGGGTATCTATATTGACCAAGCATCCAAGTCCGTATCTATTCAGGACGTTAACGAATAAAATTAAGAAAACATGGGAGCAAAAGTAAAGAATCCAAGAAAGAAATTCCTTTGGAGTATCACATTTCCTAAGCACCCAATCAATACTTATCTGTTCCAAACTTGTACTTTGCCAGATGTAGAGATTGACCAGGTTGCTCATGGAGACGTTAACCGGGACGTTAAAACTGCCGGTAGAGTTACTGTAGGTAACTTGGTAGTAGGTAAACTTTTAACTACTGCAGGTTCAGATACATGGCTTCATGATTGGCTTTATTCATGCCAAGATATGATTGCTGGTGGAGGTTTGGTACCAAGCCAATACTGGGAAAATGTAATCGTAAATGAACTTGCTGAAGATGGAGTTTCCGTACTTAACACCCACCTCTTCGAAGAGGTATGGCCATGTAAGATTACAGGATTAGACCTGGACAGAATGGCTTCAGAAAACACTATCGAAAGTATCGAATTCTCAGTAGGTACTGTAGATAAGTATTAAAAACGCTTAGTATATTTTCACTAAGATTTTTAGGTGGGAGGGGTGGGATTCCTAGAAAGGGCTCACCCCTTTCTTGTTGTTACAGCGAACACTATGAACTAAAGTATAACCAAATAACTTATTTAAACATGGAATTAAATTGTAGAACACATGAATTTATAACCCCAGCAGGTTATAAATTCTCAATCCGGGAACAGAATGGTGCAGATGAGGATATCTTATCTAATCCTATGGATGTAAGAAACCTTATGAACCTTACCAAGTTCATTCAGGCAATTGTAGTTGATACAGATTTTACTGGTACTCGTAGGTTAACCATAGAGGATGCAGACCGTATCCCTTTGAATGACCGATACTGTATCTTATTCCAATCACGAATCTTTTCACTTGGCGATGAGGTAGAATTCGAATATGATTGGGGCCAAGATGGTGGAGTACAAACCTATGGTCAATCTCTAAGTGAAATGTTATTCGATAACTATGGAGAACTTCCTACAGAAAAGGAATTGGCAGATAAACCAAACGCTATCCCATATTATCCTGAACAAGGTAAGCTTACGGATTATGAAGTAACTCTATCTTCGGGCAAGGTAGTTAAATTTGATTTGCTTACTGGTGCAGGAGAAAGAATGTTGGTTACTTTGCCAGTAGAAAAACAAACTCGTAATGCAGCATTGATTGCAAGGAACTTACATCTTCAGATTGATGGTAAATGGGAAAAGGTAGAAAGCTTCCATTTATTCTCAGTAAGAGACATTGCAGAGATTCGTAAAACAATATTTGAATATGACCCAGTCTTCGATGGTAACACCGATGTAGAACATCCAAGTATACCTGGAAGAATTGATAAATATCCTATAATGCTTTCACCGACTTTTTTCTACCTGACGGAAGCGTAGACCACCCAGGTACATTCACTTATATATGTAGAGCTGAGGTAGCCATTGACTATCTCAGCTTTTTGCGTCTTCCGTATCGAGAAAGGAAAAGATTTAAGGATATAGCCGATGAGTATTATGAAAACTTAAAAAATAAAACTAGAAAATGATAGACAGAAGAAGCTTAGTCGAGGTCGGTGTTGCAATGGTATTAAGAGACCGATTCTCTAATGAGGCTGGCAGAATATCGAACTCATTTAGAACAATGATGAACGATATGAATACCTGGAATCGAGGTATTCAAATGTCAACTTCTAATGCTTTTGAGTTTGGAAAAGAATTGGTTGGAGGTATGGCAAGGGCCTACCAATATTCTGCAGGAGTATACGACCAAGTATTCTTAGCTTCTAAAATGTCTGGAGCTAATGCTGCTCAACAGGCAAGGCTAATGCAAGTAGCCAAAGAAGTCAATGAGGTAACTCCTCTTACTGCTGCAGATATTGCATCAGGTGAAAGGTACTTGGCAATGGCCGGTAACAATGTAGAGCAAATCGAAAGGATGATTGGCCCTGCAGCTAAGCTGGCTTCTATCTTCAGTATGCCACTTGGTCAGAAAGGTGGAGTTGCTGACTTGATGACTAACATCATGCAGACCTTTAATATACCTTCACAAAATGCTACCCAGGTAGTAGACCAATTGGCAACTGCAGTAACATCTGCAAATATTTCTCTAACTGACCTTGCACAATCTTTCCAATATTCAGGAGCAGAATTTCGAAATGCTAAAATCAGTATGGGTGATGCGGCTGCAGCCATTGGAGTACTTGGTAATCAAGGTATCCAAGCTTCATCAGCAGGTACTGCATTAGCAAACATGATGCGCTATTTAACTCTTTCCGTAACCGGGCAGAAAAAGGGGGGCGGTGAGATGCTAAAATCTTTAGGTATAGACCCAAAAACTCTAGTAGATGCCTCGGGTAATATTTTGAGATTAGATAAGATTATATCTATATTGGGAGATAAACTTAGAGGTAAACGAGGAATAGATATCTCCTCTGCTCTGTTTAATATCTTTGGAGTTCGTGGTACAAGAGCTGCCTCAGCTTTACTTCAGGATTACTGGACTGGAGCTAATAAGCTTACTGAACTTATGGATAAGGTTGCAGGTGCAAGTGGTACAGTAGAAAATTTAACTCAAGAAAGATTACAAACTCCTGCAGGTATTATCGAACAGTTTAAATCAAACTGGGAGAACTTTATTGTAACTGCAGGTTCTACACTTGCCGAAGTTTTTAGCCCAGTACTTAAATTAGGTTCTGGTATCCTAAAGATTATTAACAGTATGCAAGAAACTTGGGCAGGTAAATTCTTGGTAAAGGTAGTTGCAACTGGTGCAGTAGTAGGTACTCTATATCAGGGATTTAAGTTTATTCAGGGTACTATCCAGATGATTAGTACCTTCCAGGCTTTAGCTACTTCAGAAACTAATGGTATGGCAGAAGGTATGGTAAGAACTAATGTTCAAGCTTCAATCCTTGAAGGTCACCTGAGAAATATCTCAGCAATGATGATGAGAATGACTGCTATGCAAATGGCTCCAGGTAAATTCTTTGCATTACCAATGGGAGGTACCATAGGTAAAACCCGAAAAGGTACTGTAGTAGCAAGAGATGCAAGAGGAAGATTTACTTCAATGAGTACTCTTGCAGGAGCAGGGGTTGGAGCAGCAGTAGGTTCTACCGTAACTAAAACTGCAGGCCAACAGATTGCTAAGAAAGGTGCTATGGGATTTGGTGCTAGATTACTTGGTGGTAGACTTTTAGGATTCTTAGGTGGGCCTTGGGGACTACTAGCTTCTATAGCTATTCCTGCATTAATCGAAGTAATCGGTGGTCTTACAAATTCTGTGGATAAGAATACTGCGGCTTTAACCTCTGAAGAAACTAAAGCTTCCCTTCAGGATAGAAATCAACAAGCTTTTGTTGATGCCGTTAGGAGTGCAATCAGAGATGGATTTAAGGATTCAAGAATTAATATATCAGTAGATGGAAATGAAGCTGGAGACTTTGCTCCTGGTGGCCAACAGGATTTTACTGGTATATCATTGGGATTAAACTAAACAATCATGGCAAGAATATTAAATCAGATAGCAGGTGGGGTTGTTGAAAAATACAATGACCTTACCAGAGATTCTGCAGGAGTTCTTACTGGTCCTTTAAATAAACTTTGGAGGGCCAGAATCTATCTCAATAGGGCAACTTCAACCTTGCCTAAAGATACTGCAGATAAGGGTAAAGTATATGACCCAAATAACCCATTCGGACCCAGAGCTAATTCAAAGAATCCTAAGTTAAATCAAAGGATTCAGGCTCAATATCGAATGGAATTAAAACATCAAACAGAAGGTGGAGTTCCATTTGGATACGAAGAAATGGACCCGGCTAAAGGCCAGAATGTTACGAAGAATAAAGAACTCTTCTTGGTAATGCCTGAGGTAAGAAGTATGAATCAAGTAGTGATTTATAATCTTACTGCTAGCCCCTATCAATATATCACTCTTCAGAATAGACCACCATCAATTGATTTTAGAGGAGAAACTACTTGGGCAACGATTAAATCTATGGGACGTAATACTCCTATGTATCACTTTACTGGTAGTGAGGACATAATTCAATTCAATGTATCTTGGTTTTGTAATGACCCAGATAATCCAAAAGAGGTAATTACTAAATGCCGACTATTGGAAATGTGGACTAAGGCAAATGCTTATCAGGCAAGCCCTCCGATTCTAAAAATCGAATGGGGTAGTTCTGGTATATTTGATAATCATCAATACATTCTTACATCTGCTACCTATACTTTGAATAACTTTAGGAATGCCTCAAGGACTAGAGTAGCAGGTAAGTCAAGTACAATCGAGGATTTAAAGTTATTGCCTGCAGCTGCAACCCAGGAATTAATCTTCAAGAGAGTAAGTGCTTACAACTTATCTTATCAAGATATTGTAACTGAAGAAGATTTAAAGAATACGAAAGGAATACAGATATGATAGATTTAAATCAATACCTAACAGGAGCAAGTCCCTATGATGGAGCCATTGCTCTTAAGTATGATGAGGGAGATTATTCATTAGAGGTAACTCCCCCAAACGTTCCTTATACTGATAACGATAAACAACATACTGTATTGGATGGAGAAACTATACAGAATATTGCCTATCGTTATTATGGTGATTCTGGTAAGTGGTATTTGATTGCCGAAGCTAATAATATCTTGAACCCTTTTCAAGAATTAGAACCTTATCAAATTTTAAGAATACCAATGTATGGCTGAAATTAGAAAACCTAACCAACCAATACTTTATAATGGAACAGCAACACCTTACATGGCTCTGTTCAATTCTGGAGGTATGCCTATAATGAATCCCATTACTGGCATACCTCTTGGCGCTTATATAAGTAATTGGAGCTACAAGTATGATGAGGAGAAGGAGAACTTAGCTACCCTTACATTTGATACTGGAGACCCAGATACAGTAGATATCGAGGACCTTCAGGAAAGCTCGATTATTTATCTTCAGTGGGGATACATATACCCCGATGGTCAATTTATCTCTAGCCCAGTACGCAGTATTAAGGTTAGAGATTTGGATTGTGTATTCGATTCCACTGGTACTCATGTGACGATTAAGTGTATAGATACAGTTGGGGATTTAAGATTCCAACCACCTTACACTCATTCAGATTTATCGGAATACAGCTTATCCAACTTTTTGGATAATGGCTGTAACAATGACATAGGCGTAATCATAGAAATATTTCAGTAATGGCTAAACAAGTAATAAGTAATAAAGTTTACGAGTCACTACAGGTCCCGACAGAACAAAGTCGAACTACTACTGGAAAGATACTTTACGCTAACCGGTTTAGTGGAGTAGCTCAGGTAGCTATGCCAAGTGATTTAAAGTCTCTGATAGATAGTGACTTAGGGTTAATAGGGAATAACATCTTAGTTCAATTAGAACAAAAGATGAAAGGGTATGCAAATGGTCCTTGGTATATTGATTCTCGAGATGGTGTAATATACATACACAACCGTAAGTTTCAAGAAGAACCCGAATACAATTATATTTATCAATCGGAAAATGGGGAAGTACTTAGAGTATCATTCAGTACTCAGAAAGTAACCAAAAGGGTAAAAGCTCAATTAACTCAAGCTTTGGACCCAGAAGATAAAGGTTTAATTGTAGGCTCAACTGATATTACAGAACCAGAAAAAGAAAAAGAAGAAGTAACTTTACTCAAACCTTTTGTAGCTCAGGTAGATAATACTATGGTAGTAAATTATGGTAGTGTACCTTATGAAGATTACCGTAGTCATCCAACTACCAATATTGCTGCTGAGATGGAAGCTGAACAAAGATATGGGACTAAAGCTCAAAAGTATAATTCTGCAATAAAAGAGTATGGTTCTCAGAAACCCTATGTTGCTTATAATGCAGGTAAACAAGAAGCTTTAGATAATCTGAGTACCGAGCAATATAGAGAAGCAATTAATACTGCTGTAAACAATTTACCGAACGATAAGAAAAGGGTTATTCAACAAATCCTAAAGAATTCTAAGAACGGTAAAGAGTTGGAAAGTAATCTTAGGCAATTACTAGAAAACGAAAGATACCTATTTACTGGAGAATACAAAATGGAATACCTTGCAGAAGAATGGGTAGACCCAAGAGAATACGACCCAGAAGGTGGAACTATAACTCACATGGTAGATATCAGAACTTTTTCAAGTAATCCCCATGAAAAACAAATGATAGATAACCAGTCTCAGAGAGGTATATCTGCAATGGAAAAAAACCCTTATATTACAGTATACCCAGATACTTATAAAGTAGAATATTCTGGAGATGGAGTTACTACACCTACTATGACTCGAAAGGTTAAAGCTAAGGTTAAGATACGAAGAATGAAGAAGATACCATTCTTAGTACCAATTTATAAATTGTATCATAATCTCTTTAGTAGATATGGTGGAGCAGATAAGGTTACTTGGGCAATGAATGCTAATGCTAATGGTGGTCTTAAGATATCTGAAAGAAAGTTGGTATGCCAAATGACTGTAGTGGGTAGACCTTCATTACAATCCTCTCAGGTAATATCCTTAGAGAATGTAGGAAAAAAATGGTCAGGATTTTGGTATATAAAGTCAGTACAACATTCAATGGATGCAGGTCAAGGTTATCTCTGTACATTAGACTTGGTTAAGAATAACGCAAGGGATGGACAGACTACATCTAAGACCCAGCTCAGTACTCAGGATATTGTAAGTAATGATGCTAAAGATTCTGCTAAAACCGACTTCGGTAAGAATAAAAAGAATACGGCTAATGCTTCTGATATTGTACATGATTTTACTTACAATGAAGTAGTATACTTCGTAGAAAGATACATGGATGATAAGGGTAGAATTATCGATAAGAAAGGTGCAGGAGAGTTCTTACAGAATAAGTTCTATTATGATGAGATAAATGCTAAAGACCCTCAGGCTCTTGCTGCAGGTACAGTTCGTACAGAAGGTACAGTAGTAACTTCAAATGGTACAGCAATCTATGGTAAGACCAATGTGGTAAAGGCAGACCAATCGAAGGTTACTCCTTCTATGAAAGAAAGGTATAACTTTGATGAGTTTAATTGGGCAATGAAAGCTTATGAACGATATAAATCCAACAAGAAATAATGTACTCAACAGCTAAACTATTAACAGAAGAGGGTATCGAAGGTTTAGGTAGATACTACTCTGTCTACCGTGGTATAGTGGTAGATAATAATGATACGGAGAAACATATGAACCGTATCAAGGTATGCTGTCCAGAAGTCATGGGTGGAATTATTACATGGGCCTATGCAAAAGGCCAACATGGTTCTATCAACAATGGGTTCAAGTACTTAGCTCCTAAGGTTGGAGATATAGTATTTGTTACTTTTGAATTTGGAGACCCAACTAAACCCCTATGGGAATATCATGGTTGGGGACTACAACAAATACCAGACCCTTTGGATGGTCCTAATAAAATGGGTATTATAACTCCAGAAGGGAATGTAATGGTACTAGATGATGATAACGGAAAGCTAACTGTTTATATAAATGGAGATGTAGGCATTGCTGCTAAAGGAAACATTTCTATTCAAGCACAAGGAGATGTAAGTGTAGGTTCTGGTGATACAGTAATCTTAAATAAGGGAGAGAATCAAGGAGTAGTTAATATCAAAGAACTAACCGAGAAACTCAATAATACCATTAAAGAACTGGAAACTCTAAGAACTTTATTCAATTCTCACGTACACTCGGGTGTAACTACTGGACCCGGTTCTTCAGGTCCTACCGTAACTCAAGCAAGTCAACCGTTCTCTACTTTCAAACAAGAAGATTATGAGGACATTAAATGTATACACTAATGGATAACTATCTTACTAACATTGTTGGAAAGGGTATGATATTCCCTATTCAACTTACAAGAAACGAAAAGGGTGAAACAGGTTGGTATCCTGTTAATGGTGATATGGCTTTGGTAAGAAATAATATAAGCTCTATAATGTATTATTTAATAGGACAACGATTTCGACAGGAAAACTTTGGGAATCGCCTATGGGAATGTATAGAAGAGCCAAATACACAAGCCCTAAGTTTTATTATTAAAGAGTTTATTAAAAGCTCAATTGGTGCATGGGAACAAAGGATTACCTTTAAGGGTATCACCGTTTCTAGACAAGGTGCTAAAATAAACATAGAAGTTCATTATGTAGTTAATGAAACTTCTACTAGTCAGTACCTGTACCTGACCTACGATAAAAATGAAAATTCATTAAACTCTTATTAATATGGGAATCACTAATAAATGGCTCAACCCTTATCAGAGGTCTTACCAACAGATTAAGGCCAAGCTGATAGAATCACTTACGAATATCAAAGACAAAGATGGCAATGTACTCGTAACTGATTACTCGGAAGGAAATATATTAATCATTATCCTTTCATTGTTTGCGGCAATTGCCGAAGTTCTTCACTACTACATTGATAATATGGCAAGGGAATCCTTCTTACCTACTGCTCGTAAATACAGTTCAGTAGTTAGGCATGGAGCTTTGGTAGATTATCATGCAAGAGGTGCTATTGCAGCATCAGTAGATTTGGTAGTATCCAGGGATGTATCTGGAGATTCTATTGGTGCTAAATTAACTATACCTTCTGGAACTTTATTTACAGATTCTAATGGTAACAAATGGTTATCTTCTAGGGATGTAACTTGGTATGCTAATGTAACTACTTGTAAAGTTCCAGTTGTACAACATGAATTATATACCGAAAGCCAGATAAATGGAATGGTTATACCTTCAGATGAAAGGGTAACTATTACCCTGGGTACATTACCTAATGGTAAGTACTACGAACATGGAACTATGAGTATGAAGATTGGTGGAGAATCTTGGGTATTGGTGAATACCTTTGCTTATTCAAAACCCACCGATAAACATTTCATGGTTACTATGGATGAAGCTTTAAATCCATATATCTTATTTGGTGATGGTAAATATGGACAGAAGCCTGCAGCTAATGCCAAGATATCTGAGGTTAAGTTCTACCTTACTACTGGTATCAATGGTAATGTAAAATCTGGTATGATTACTTCTGTACCTTCAGTTATATCTTCATCAGTAACAGATGCTACTGTATCTAATACTTATGCTGCAGGTGGAGGTTCATCCTATGAGAATTTTAGTATGCTCAAGGAACACATACCTTTGAGTGTAAAGACTATGGGAGTAGCTATTACCAAACAGGACTTCATAGACTTAGCTAAACTGGTTGATGGGGTTAGTAAGGCAAAAGCAGAATACGAATGTGGTAGAAAACTAATCGTTTATATATCTCCTGATAATGGTGCTACTGCTGACTCTAACCTTATTCAAAAAGTATATGATGTATTACATCAGAACTCACCACTTACTACTTGGTTAACCGTTAAGTCTGCAGGTAAAGTAAATATTATCTTGGATGTAGAAGTTACTGGGAAGAAGTCTTATAAAACTTCAGAAATACAATCACAGATTCTTAGTGCATTATTTAATGCTTATTCTCCGGAGAACTCAGACATTGGTGGCAGCGTAAGAATCTCTGATATCTATGCACTCATAGATAACCTTGAATCAGTAGATTACTTACACTTGAAGAAGTTCTATACTAAACCATGGCCTACTACGGTATACGGTAACAAGGAATTAATCCTTGGTCAATTCCAATTAGACGAGGCTAATGGTAGTATGTCTTACTTTATATCTTTTTCCTCGGGTACTCAATTTACAGTACGTTCAGTTAAGGGAGGCTTTTCTTATGATGGACAAGTGGGTAAGACTACACAGATTAGAGATACTATAAATGGATTTGTATTTGCCTTGGATATCCAGAATAATGGTTATCAATCCGGATTTAGATATACCATAACCATTGCAGAACCCAACAAGGATTATACAGACCCAGGTTATAATATTCCGGTATTCGAAGACTCAAGTCAGTTAACACTTAAAGTAAACGAAATAGTATGATAAATCTTAAAAACCTAATTGATTTCTTACCTTTCGAATTTAAAGAGCAAGATACTTATAAAGTCGACGGTAAGGGCATATTAGAAAGATTTCTAGAAATTTGTGGTAACTATTTCCAAGAAGATATAACTAAAGATATTGATAATATTCTAGATATAATCGATATTGATAAAACTCAGCAGAGGTATTTAAATTACCTCTGGGAGTTCTTGGGAGCATTACCATTTGCTAGAACCGGAGAACACAAGGGAGTTCCCAACTTAAGTGATGAACAGATTCGAACTATCTTAAAGTATTCAATCTCATTACTTAAGATTCGTGGTTCAAGAAAGTTCTTCGAAATTCTTTTTAATATGTATGGGCTAACCTGTACAATTACAGACCCAACCGATGGAGAGATGGATAAATGGGAAAAGGTAGACCCCTTATATGATACCGATTATTCTCAGTACGACAAGTATAATTATGATAAGATTTATGGTTGTGCTCAATGTATAGAGGTAGGTATTTCTATAAGTGGTCATGGCTTTACTTCCCCTACTCCGGAATTTAAAGCTTTCAAACAATCAATTGATAAACTGTTTGATAGGTTCTTGCCTTATAATGTATCTGGGAAGATTGCCTATGGATTTGACTTATCTTATAATTATAAGATTGTAGCTGAGCCACTTATCAGTCCTGCAAAGATTGTAACCGGACATATAACAGAAGTACCTATCAGAGTAACAATTACATCAGACTATGATGATGCTGATTTAAGGTATCAAGTAACTGGATATGACCCAGCTGAGAACAAATGGAGCTCAAAGAAATACGAAAGTGGTTCTATCTTCTATGCAAGAAAAGGTGACCAAAGATATTACTTTCGAAGTGTAGGAGATAATTTAGTAACTACTTATGTAGATGTAGGTTTAGAGTATTACACTAAATCTTATCACATATATGCCGACTTGGTAGAAGGAGGAACAGACCCAGATAATTTAGTAATTACAGGTACTAATCCAGTAATCAAAGTAAGGGTAACTGCAAATATGAATTATCAGGGAAATATTAAACCTGTATCCGTACAGTTACTTAATACCTATGAAACTAAAGATTCTGGTTCTGTTTGGGAAATAACTTCTGCAGGTACTTACGAATGGGTTATTGCAGACTTTCCTGCAAAGAAGGTTACTCTAAAGGTAACGGCTATTGCTACTAACTATACTGTACTCTGTGAACCTCGGAATATAAATCTTACCAACGGTGAAAAGTCTTTGATAACTATTCGTTCTTCAGATCCTAACGAAGATACAAGTCAACTTATTGCCGTATGTATTTCAGACCCAGGTATTTTAGTTCGTAATGGTCAAAGATGGGCACCAACTACTACTGGTACATTCCAATTTAGATGTACTAAAGATGACTCAGGTAATGCTAGTAATTATGGTACAGTAGTAGCTTACAGATTAGGTTATACGATTAACTACGATATAGGCGTATCAAACAAACGATTAAACCTAAATGCTCAAGGTTCTGCATCAGTTAATCTTTGGGTTACCTCGGGTATTTATTATTCTACTTTCGAAAGTGCAAACTTAGGTAGTTATTTTGATACCGAGGTGACCATTTACAAAAAGAATACCCAAGGTACTTGGGTAAAACTTGGTACTTTAGAATTAACTAATCGCTATGTAGTTGGTCCTGATTTCTACTATGGTAGAAGTACAGAATACCAATTTAATGAAGCTGGAAGTTATAAATTTGAATCTGTAGGGGATGCCAGTAAGTCTGTAGAAGTAGAAGTACTAGAATATGTACCTGCTCCTAAATCTTACTTATGGTTAGAACCCTTGGATGAAACTGATGATAACTGGTATGAACTACAAGCTTACTCAGAAGAAGCAGAAGATGCAGGGAAGTATATCAAGGCAGGATATCAATTAACTAAATCTAAGAACTGTCAATTCTATTTACGTTGGGGAGACGGTGGTTCTGTTATAACTGGTATAATTCTTGATGGTTTTTCTGAAACCTATGATTCAAATATTATTATTACTATGGATAAAGCAGGTAGTTATGAATTTTACTATCAAGGCTCCGTAGTTAATCTTACAGTTAAAGATGTTATACCTAAGTATACATTAACCTGTAATCCAGTAAGTGCAGAATTAAGTAAGGATATACAAGAAGTATCTACTATAGTAACCTGTACTTCAGATACTGGAGAAGTTTCAGATATTGTATATGAGACAGCTCCAGATGTAGTTCATCCAAGCCCTTATCAATTCTTCACTAATCTGCCAGGTAAACATACTTTCTATGTGAAAGCTAATCCTGCAGTTAAAGCAGTATTCATTGTAAATCTGTTGGATGTAGTTGATAAGACAGAACTTACTTGGGAATCCAATGATATTTCGGAACAAGGTATTAATATATTAGTTCCGGAAGGAACAGAATGGTCACTTAAAATAGAATAAACAAAATGGAAAGCAGCTCTTTTAACACACTATTTAAAACTGGTATCATTGGATTTACTTCTGAATGTTATGCCATTATCCTTGATTTAAGGTGGATGATTTTATTAGCCTTTGTACTAATCCTTGCAGACTTCTGGTTTGGTATATCTGCAAGTAGGGCAAAGAAGATTGAAATAAGAAAATCTAGAGCCGGGAGAAGAACTCTTAATAAAATCATTGATTACTTGTGTTACATCTTACTGGGTGCCGTAATAGGTAAAGCCATCGGAGAACCTTACGGATTAAATCCAATAACAGTATCTATAACGGTAATGGTATTATGTTACTGTTTCGAGATAGATAGCATTTATAATCACATCTGTACTCTACATGGTGTAGAAAAGAAGTACAGTATCTGGTCTATCTTTTGGAAATTAATAACCTTCAAGTTCAAGGCTGTAGGAGAGGCTTTCCAAGATATGAAAAACCAATCGAAAGAATATAAGAGTAATAACAATAACGAAGATACATTATGAAAACGTATTTTGATTATGAAGGTATAATAAAGTCTAAGGATGCAGCTGAAGCAATAGCTGCACCCGTAGGCATGGGTCCATTTTGTGGATTTGGCTCAGCAACGATTGTAAATAATGCAATCACTCTCTTGCCTAATGGAGAACCTACATCTCCTGCATATCAAGCAATGAAGGACAGAATCCTTTCAAGATATATGACTAAGGCTGCAGATTCTGGTGAAGGACCAGATACAAACTTTGGTTGTATAGCAAGAGATGGTACAATCTACATTTCTGATAGTGCTAATATTAGTATACCTAATATTGAAGGCTCAAAGGGTTCTAATGAGGATGTAATTGTATTTGCTTACCATACACCTTTGGAAGAACCTGTACAGAACCCAGTACAGTTCAGGGCTTTCTGGAATGAATCTAATTCGTTCTATTCTCTGTATAAGAAATCAGTAGACCCTTTATATCCAACACCTAAGGATACTAGAAACTTGTCAAAAACAAACGTATTAGAAGATAATGAATTATCATATGAGTCTCTAGTGAATAGAGCTATGGCTTCAGTATCTCAAGGTTTGGTAGATAAATCCTCAATGGTATTGATTGGTATATATGGGCAAGGTACCAACTCAATGGATAATAAAGTAGAGAAATATTCTATTGTTCCCTATGCAGGGAAGTTTCCCCAACCAGTAGAATATAATACTGCTATCCATGGAATGCAACAAGCAAATATAGAAACTCTCTTACGACTATTGCAAGGATTCCCTAATTTTGATATCAAGGCTTACATTGATGAAAAGCTTGGTGGTATGGCAGGAGCCAATATACCAAGAGGATTAATTGCAATGTGGAATGGAGTTTCCGTACCAGAAGGCTGGGCTTTATGTAATGGTCAGATTGTAGAAGACTTACAGACACCAGACTTATCAGGTAAATTCATTGTAGGTTGGTCATCCGGTAATGAAGATTATAATTTGATTGGTAATACTGGTGGCCAAGAGAAAGTAACTCTTTCTACTCAGGAGATACCTTCTCACGTTCACAACTTTGCAGATGCTTACTTTATTGAGGCTTACGATGGTATCGGTATTAATGGTAGTCAGTGGATTGGTAATAACCTTTATGGTAGTAGTAAAACCGATAGGGATAATTCTTATGTAGCACTTTGGGACCATGATACCCGAGCTGCAGGTGGAGGTCAACCTCATGAGAATAGACCACCGTACTACGTACTGGCATATATTATAAAACTATAATAATATGTCTTAACTACTTATATTGTTGACAAAGAACTTTTAATTTATGATGTTGAGAAAGGGACGTTGGGAAACGCCCCTTTTCTTTTGTGTTAGTAGTGAAGTTCTTCCTTAGCTTTCTCTTCCCAATATAAGATATCCTGTTTGAGTTCTCCTATGTATTTAACTGACTTCTTAGTTCTAGGCATATCAAAGAACTCAACCAACATTATATTGGTGATTCTTTCTCCATCCTTAATTCGTTCCTTAATATAAGGAGGTGGAGTAAGTAATACTTCAAATACCATATAAGCATCGGGAGATAACTTCTCTTTCATATACTTATATAATAATTCAAGCATTTCTTCCTTAGCCTTAACTTCTTCATCGTCATCCTCTAACTCTTTATCATTATCAAATAAGTCTTCAAGTTTGAATAGGTTCTGATTGTATTCTGCAATCTCTCCATAGGCAAATCGAAGAAGCTTATTCTTAAATGTAGCAAGAGAAGAAAGGATTCTTGCTTTAAGATGTTCTTCACTACAAGTACCATAGTACTTATTAAAAACAAATAACATTTTATCCCAGAAATAAGAAGATATTATATCTGGAGTAAGGTTAAACCTTTTGTAATCAATCTGTTTGGTAAGGTTCCGAATAACTGGCTTACAAACTTTGTATAACCGATTAAACATTGCTTCATCATAATCCTGCATGGGTTTTAATCTATGAAGCTCTGAACCATTGTTTCCATTACATTTCCTCATATTCCTGTCTCTTATACACATCTGACGCTGCCGACGAATTAGACGGTGTAG